CTTCAAACGATCAAGCGTCATACGGACCGCTCGTTCGCGAACCTCTGTTGGGTGTTTCTTGGGCATAACCGAATCCTTTCACCAGAAAGAAAGCGGCAGGAAATCAGGGACGGTTCAATGACACCGGTTCACCAGCACCCGACAGGGCGCCCAACGCCCACCGCACGGCGTCCATATCGGCGAGCCGAACAACGTCCAACCACGCCAAAAGTGCCTCGTCGCGCTCCGTCACCTGCACCATCACTCAGCCTCCGAACTGACAACGTTTCAGCTTTCCAACACGATTCTGCACCCAGCCACCGACACAGCCCCGCATGCCACACCGCACATCGTCCACTTCAACTCATCGACCTCACCGCTTCTGCTCGTCGTTTTTCTTACCCAATTGCTTCCTACTTCCTGCCGTCGGCTCCCACATTTTCTGCCGGCTTTCCCTAGCTTTTCTCGTCACTTTTTTCACTTCTTCTCTGTCTTCTCTTCTTGTTCTCCCTCTTTTTTTCTTTTCAGTTTTCTTCTTTTGTGTTTTGTACCTCTGTTTTTTTCTTCTACTCTTTTCTTCTCTTTCCCTGTCCCACCACCACCCCTTTACTTCCCAACCTCCTACACACTGAGGAACGATGGGTGTGGGAGGTTGGGAAGTAAGCGCAGCGAGGGGGCGGCGGTGGGGCAGGGAAAGAGACCCCATACCTATTCGTTTACCTATTCGCTGCCAGTGAATAGGCAAACGAATACCTGCCAGCCACTATTAGGTTTGACTCCGTACGGTCTCAACGCCGTCCACCAAGTGCCTCATGAACGTCGCTACCTCGACTCGGCTCACTCCGCCTGGATCAACGGCAGACGTTACGGCCCGAGGGTTGACGTCATTGACTGGCGTATACGCTCATCCTGTGGACCTAGATCTTTCAATAGCCCTACTTGCCGGAGGATTCGCCTTGGCTGGCGGTGTCGGTGGCGCCCTCCTCACTGGCTTGCTCGGCCGCGGAGCAGAAAGGCGGAGGTTGACCGCCGAAGATGAAAGACGGTGGCTGGCGGATCGACGAACTGCGTACGCAAAATTTCTTGCAATGTCAGAATCTCTGCACATGGAGATCGACACGATTGGGATATTTCTGCCCACTGAATCGAGGCCGATCAGCGCAGATGACGAGTTGATCCTCGCCGACTTATACGAGTACACGAGGATGTGGGAGACCTCCTTGCAGCCGCTGCTCGGTGAAGTCGAACTACTTGCCTCGCCCGAAGTAGTGGATCTCGCGGATCGTGTCTCTGGTGCACTCCTCGCCGTGACCGCACCGATCGAGTTGAGACTGAACTTCGATGACTATTACCCCGTATGGTTTCAGACACGCGACCTCATTCACGTTCTTCGAGATGCCATGCGCACGGAACTCGGCCTCCCCAAAATCCTCAAGGTCTTAGCGCCCTTCCCACGTGAAGACGACTGGCCTTGGCTCGATTCACGCCCGCCTGTTGACTCCTACATCCAAGGGAAACGTCCCAAGGCGCAATAGTCGGGGAACCTACTTTGGCCTACGCGACCAAGCTATCGGTGTGCACACCCTCTCAGGGGCAAGGTCGGTGATCCGATACGGAAACCCTTCCTCGACGCCATGACATCCGACTAAACGCCGTCGAACCAGCGGACGACGCTGTTGGCGTTGTGAGCTTGCAGGAGGGCGTCCTCGACGATGCCGGCGAATTGAGCGGCGTCGCGGAGGCCGAGTTCCGCACGGGCGACTCCGGGTGCGCAGCCGGCGCCGCAGCCGTCTTCACCGTTGCACTGGACGCCGTCGATGACGTTGCCGTGCCAGTTGGCGAGCTGGTCGTAGACCTGGCCCAGCGAGCGCTGCGTGGCGGTCAGGCATCCGAGCAGCAGGTACGAGTCGTAGGGCCGGTCGATCGCCCGAGTCGCGTGCGCCAAGCTGCGTGCGATGTCGGCGAGCTCGTTCGCCCGGCTGATCAATTCGCTGTCGTGGTCGTTCATGGTGGTGCTCCTTTCACGAGGTTGTGTGGGTGGGCCGCGCGTGCGGCCCACCCGGGATGGCTATTCGGTGTCAGGCTTGGAGTTACGGCGAACGGTGGCGACGGCCCGGTTGAGGTCGGGGCCGACGTTGTCGGCGTCAATGACGCGGCCGTATTGGCGTGCTTGCTCGTCGCCCCAGCTGTCGGTGTGCTCGCGGCCAACGACGATCACGGGGTCGCCCTTGTGCAGGGTGGCGGCGACGTTCTGGCCGAGCTCGAACTTGGCTTCCACGAAATGTGTTGTGGCGGCGTCGTGGGCGAGCCATTTGCCGCCCCGGTATTCGCCGGTGTTTTCGATGACGCGCAGCTTGGTGATCTGGATGCTGCCGGCAGTGACGACTTCGGGGTCGAGAGCCAGGTTGCCGATGATGGTGCGTGTGGTCATGAGTGCTTCTCCTTCGATGAGTGCTGCGTTGACGTGCGGTGGGTGTCGTTGGCCTTGGGTTCTTCGACCAACTGTTTCTGGTGCCTTCCGGCGAGAAAATTCGATAGCGAGCGGGAGCTCCGCGAGTGCACAGAATCTCAGACGAAGTGAGGGAGCCTGCGACCGCGTCTGAGAATCTGGAAACGGTAGGCGCACAGCGATCTATTGTGGTCGGTCGGACAGGTCACAAATTGTGTTCACGCGGTGGCGATGCGCGCCGATTGTGGCCGCGATCGGGCGGCATTCGGCGGCCGTTTTGGCAAGTTATCCACAGGCGTTTTTCGCGCGCGCGTACTGTTAATGTTTTGTTTGTCCTGTTAGTACTGTTAGGGGGGCCGATCACCGGCCCCCTATAGGGCCAGATCTGGCCCCCTATCGGTACGCTAAACGGCCCCCTACGGGGGCCGTTCACCGGCCCCCAAACCTCCGCGCCGAAGCATCGGAATGACGTTGGTTTCGTATCGTCGGTGACCGCCCGGTTTCGCGCTGTCGACGAGCAGATTGAACTCGGCATTGTGGCCTCGACTGCCGGAGCTGACTCTCTCGATCGCGCCGCTGGCGACGAGTTCTGCAATCGCCCGCTTGACCGAATGATGTGCCGATTCTGATCCGTTGTCAGGAGCCAGATAGCCCAGGGCGATCGCCGATGATTCGCGGGATGCGAAGTATCGGCGCGGCGGTTGATTGCCGGGGTTGTCGGTGTCGTCCCAGCTTTCCAGTGCCATGTGCAGCAGCAACCGGGTCGCCGCGTGCCCGAGACCCAAACGCGCAGCCACAAGAACGGCGCCCTTGGCCGCGTATAGGCCCACGCTGCTCTCACCCACCGGGTCGGGTGCGAGGCGTTGCGAGATGGCAGAATTTTAGTATTCTGGTCATAGATCAGATCCTTTGAGGGTGTTCGATCTTTGCCCCGGGGTGCAACCCGGGGCTTTTTCTTTGGCCTGCCGCCGGCCCGCCGTTTCGGCGCTGGCAGCAGGAGGAGCGGCCTCACCGTGTCACGAGGGCGGGTTCGCCGGTTTGCACTTGGGCGCTCGCCTCGATCCAGGCGATGATTTCGGACCTCTTGTAAAGAACCTTCTTCGGGGTTGGCTTGTAGAACCGGGGCCCGCGTCCGTTATAACGCAGCTGAGCCAGACCGCCGACTGTTAGGCCCGTCAGTTCCGCCGCGACAATCGGGAGAACGAATTCTTCACTCATCACTACTTCCCTTCGTTGACACGAGACACTCGTTATCTCGTGTTGCGATCACAATAAAACGTTTTTGACTGTTTGACAAGTGTCAATCCCTGTACGGTGTCGACATGACAAGTTTTGTGAGGCAGTCCGGAATTGGCGAGCGGATCCAGGCCATCCGGAAACGGCACGGCATCCGCTCCGCCAAGGACCTCGCCGACCTCATGCCCGGCGGCAACGTCACCGAGGCGATCCTGCAAAACCTCGAAGCCGGCCGCAAACAGGACCTCTCGGTCAGCCAACTCCTGAACATCTCCCACGCACTTCGCGTTCCACCGGTTTTTCTCCTGGCACCAATCGGGCGCCCGCATGACCCGCTCGACCTGGTCAACCTCAGCGATACCTTCAAGGGAATGACCGTCGCTGAATTCGATGCCTGGATCTCCGGGGAAACGAATGGCACCTACCGGTGGCGCGACCTCACCGAACGCACGGAACGCTCGCAGCTCGAGGCCACGCGCCAGCTCATTGCCAGCCTGAGCGAACGCCGCCGTCTCACCACCAACTTGGCCATCGAGGCAGAACTTACGCCGCCGGGTGAGGTCAGCACGGACCCCGCGATCTGGGATACCACGCAGGAACGACTTGCCGAGGCAAACCGGCGCATCGAACAACTCAGCAGCTATCTCACCGACGCGGGCTGGGACCTCGAAGGATGGGCCAAGTAGACCGCTGAGCCCGGGCCGAATAACTGTCGTCCGCGTGTGAGCCGTCGAGGTGTCGGCCTCGAGTTGTACTCTGTGCGCGTGACGAACTATCTGGCGCAGGTTGGGATCGGCGAACGCATTCAAGCGATTCGCAAGCAGCATGGCATCCGTTGGGCGAGAGCTCTGGCAGAACTCATCCCGGGTAACAATGTCACCGAATCGATCGTGCAGAATATCGAAGCCGGCCGCAAAAGACGACCTTCTCGTCAGCCAACTGCTCACCATCGCCCAGGCCTTCCGCGTTACGCCGATTTTCCTGCTCGCCCCGATCGCCACATCATCGGTCCGGCTCGACATCGCCAACGTCAGCTCGAGCTTCGATGACATGACTGTGGTCCAGTTCGATGCCTGGATCTCGGGTGAGCCCAACGGCGCCTACGACTGGAACACCCTCGCCGACCGCGCCGAACGCACCCAGCTGCACGACCATGCGCGAACTCCACGAACAGATCCGTGAACGCGGGCGTCTGGCAGCTAAACTCAATGCTGCGATTGACTCAAGCGGAGGCGACCACGCCGGGGACACGACCAAGGATCGCCTCGAGGGTGCCGTCCAGCGCATCGCCCAGCTCACGTCCTACCTTGCCTCGGCCGGCTGGGACCTTGAAGGCTGGGCGGACTAGCCGCCGCAACGGAGTGTCGGTGGCTGGATGCAACATTGGATCAGCAACGATAAGTTCCGACCAGTCGGGCGCAGTCTCGGCGGAGAATCCGAGGTGAACTCATGGCAACAATTTCCGCGTACCAGTCGGCGAACGGACGTCGATATCGGGTGCGGTATCGAACGCCGGACCGTCGACAGACGGACAAGCGTGGCTTCACCAGCAAGCGTGAAGCTGAGCGGTATCTGGCTAGTGTTTCCGTCGCGAAGGACAAAGGCGAATGGATCGATCCAACCTTGGCGCGCATCTCCGTCAACGCCTGGTCGCAGGTCTGGCTGAGCGCCCACTCAAATCTCAAGCCGACTACTCGCGGCGCGTATGCGTGGATTCTCAAGAAGCACATTCTTCCCCGATGGGGCCGGGTCGCCCTCATCGATGTGACCCACACCGCAGTGCAGGCTTGGGTCACCGAGCTCAGCGATTCCCTGGCCCCCTCGAGCGTGCGCAAGATTCACGTCGTGCTGTCCGGCGTCATGAAATACGCCGTCCGGGATCGCCGCATCCCACGCAATCCGTGTGACGGAGTGCGCCTCCCCCGCGTCGCTGAAGGCGACCGGGGCTATCTGACACCCGAACAAGTCGATGAGCTGGCCGCGCTCTGCGCGCCCTCTTCGACAGTGATCTACCTGCTGGCTTATACGGGCCTCCGATGGGGCGAGATGGCGGCCTTGAAGATCAAAAGGCTCGACTTGGGACGCCGACGCCTGGACGTAGCTGAAGCCGTTACAGAGCCAACGGGAGCCATCCTCTGGGGCACCCCGAAGAACCACGAGCGACGGTCAGTACCGTTTCCGGCGTTCTTGACCGAAATGCTCCAGGTCCAGTGCGCAGGCAAGTCTCGGGAAGAACTGGTGTTCACCTCCCCGGATGGCGACGTACTCCGAAGTGGCAACTTTCGGCGTCGTACCTTCACTGCGGCCGTCACCGAGCTCAGGCGTCGTCATCCAAACCTGCCCGCGATCACCCCGCACTCGCTGCGGCATACCGCGGCGTCGTTGGCAATTTCGTCAGGCGCGAGCGTTTTGTCGGTGCAGCGAATGCTCGGACATGCCTCAGCAGCGATGACTTTGGATGTCTACAGCGACCTCTTCGAAGACGATTTAGACGCCGTTGCAGACGCCCTCAATAACCGCGCACTTAAAACAAATGTGGGCAAATTGTGGGCAAATCCAGCAAATTCGGCGAAACATACCGCTGAGCTGGTTTCAGAAACCCTATCTGACCAGCATATTTAGTGGAGCCGCCTGTCAGAATCGAACTGACGACCTTCTCATTACGAGTGAGAGAACAACCGTTTCGTGGGTGTTCGTGGGGGCAAGACTTCCGCGTAAAATCAACGATCTGCCCCCTCGGGAGTTCGCTGGTGTTCGCTGGAATTAGCTCCATAGGGTGCACGATAGGGTGCACGCGGGGCGTCCATCTGATCGACCAAAGCATCCTCTCGTTCGTCCAGTGGATGCACGTAGGTGCGATAGGTGAAAGCGGAGTCCTTGTGACCGAGGATCTTTGCCACGACTGCCACATCTCCACCAGATTCGACCAGCATGTGCGTTGCGGACGTGTGCCGCGATTGGTACCGCTTCACCGTTCCAAGGCCCGCAGATGTGAGCAGCGCGCGCCATAGTCGAGTGTCCTGCGTGGCACCGACTCCCTTGCCGTTTTCCTGTGGGAACATCAGCGCGACCGGCTTGCCACCGCTCTCGAATCCGATCCAGTCCTCGCCCATATCGGCCATGAGCTGCAACTGCTCAGCGCGGTGTGCATCGAGCATCGTGATCAGCGACCGCGGCAAACGAATTTCGCGCTCCCCCGCCGCCGTCTTCGCTGCCGGCTGCAAGAACAGTCCCTTCACGCCGGTTGCGCGCAGTAGCTGGTTGCGGATCGTGAGCCTACCGGTGCGCGCGTCGTAGTCTGGCCACGCCAGCCCCAGGCATTCAGACGGCCGGATTCCCATTCTCAGCGCCAGGTGCCAGCGGGCAGCATTGCGGCCGGTCGCAGCATCGAGAATGGCGTCACGGTCCTCACGTGAGAACGAAGTCGTATCAGCCTTGCCGACCGGGCCGAGCTCAACGCGCAATGCCGGATTGAAGCCGATCATCCCGCGCGTCTCGGCTACTGCCAGCGCTGCTTTCAACGGGGCTAGGTAGCGGCGCTGCGAGGTGGGCGCGACCTTCAGCCATTTCACCCACTGCTCAAGGCGCTCAACGGTGAGCGCGCTGATCCTGATCGATCCGAGTTCCGGCGTGATCTTCTTGTCGAGCACCCACCGATTCATGGCGTACGTCGTCGCGCGTGGTCCCGCGATGTTCTCTAGCCAATGGTCGACCCATTGCGTGACCGTGGGCGCGGTGCCAGCGACGAGCTTGCCGTCGTCGCGCCTGGTGAGCAGTTCGCGCTTCTCCTGCGCGCATGCCGCTTTCGTGGCGTGGAATTTGGTGTACTTGCGCTTCCCGCCGACAGTGACGTAGCCGCGCCATCCCCGATCGGTTTTCTTCGGGACCGATCCTTCACCCTTGGCAGCTCTCATGCGGCCCTGCTTTCAGCGTTGAGGTAGGCAAGCAGAATGTCGCCTGTGACTTGGAGGTCGATGGCCCATTCGCGTGGATCGTGCGACCACTCGGATACTTGTTTGAGCCTGCGGGCGGAAATGAGGCGGCGGGCGGCGGACAGGTCGGCACGCCGTTCCTGCCGGATGGACCACAAGCCGTCGGTGTGGTGATCATCGGCAAGGAAGTGCGCCACCTCGTGAGCGAGCACGCTGCGCTCGGTCGCGGTCTTGAGGCCACGGCGCAAGATGATGATTTTTCGGCCCGGAACGTAGAGCCCGAAGTTTGACCGCAGGCTCTGGTACGCAACGGTCAGCCCGAGGTGATCGGCATGTTCGTGTGGATCGTACCGATCAGTCGTCAAATTCATCAATTTCTATCACCGTGTCCCCCGGTTTGGCTACAGCACGCAGTTCGTCGGCCTCTGTGTTTTGTCGAGCCTTACGCATAGGTCTGACATTGTCTCGTTCGACCATCGCTGGGTGTTCTCCATCAAAGGGCGTCTCGAGTATTTCCGAACCACCTGCTTCGACTCGGCGAAGAATTTCGCGCGCAAGCTCCAGGTCAGTGAAGTCACGAATTTGCAGGGAGCGGTGAACCGATCCAAGAGACAGAGCTTCGGACTCGTCGAGGTAACCGGCAGCGATCAGCGCCTGCACGGGGTCGGCTTGATAAGCACCGGCGATCTGAACTACCTGCTTTGGTCGCGGCTCGACCTTGCCCGCGAGCCAGCGACTGATCGTCGATTCGGGCGTGTTAGTGCGCTCGGAGATCCGGGCGCCCGTCTCGTCTCCAGCGATCATGCGAAGGAACTCTGGCCACGTAATGTGCTTGATCATTCCAGCAATGATAAGCCATTTATTGCACGTATGCAATAACTTTGCATTCGGAAAACCCCGTATTTACGCGGATTCAAGCCCCGTTTAAGGATTTCGCTTATGGAATTAACTTGCAGATGAGCATGCTTGGCGTAATGTTGCAAGCATGCAAGCAGCTACCAATACAGCCAGAGCTAAAGATGCTCTCGTGCTCAACCGGCCCAGGCTTGACGAGCTTCGACGTGCGAACGGCATCAACACGGAGGCGGCACTCGCCAGAATCATCGGGGTGTCCCCCGCGACTCTTTGGCGCGTCTCCAATGGTGAAGTTAGCCCGTCGAACGGATTCATGGCCCGAGTCATGCTGGCGTTTCCCCACGCCTCAATGTCCTCTCTTTTCGAGGTCGTTCGTGGCGAGCAGGTCGCGTAATGCCCGTCGTTGAGTCAGTTCGTCTGTACTCCGTCGCGACCGTGGCCCAGCGCATCGAGATGTCGAAGGTATGGGTGTATGAGCAGATCAAGGCTGGCCGGCTCCCTGTTGTGGAATTTGGCGACACCCGACCGCATCAGCGCGTTCGTGCTGACGATCTCCAGAAGTTCATAGACGCCCGCACCTTCGGCGCCTAGCCCCTTCATTCTTTCCCCTCGCTCTGAGGGGAATCCGCCGGCGTGCCCGCACGCCCCGAGATCGCTCAAAGCCAGACCTGCCATCTATGTGCGCCAGCTCCAACGGTTCACATAAGGCGGCAGACACCTCGATTGAAGTCGGGGAACTCCGTGAGGAGGAGTCGGGATGGGGGCGATTAGCAGCTTGATAACTACATACAACGAACACGAGAAGGATATTTCTCCTGCGATACGGGGCACCCGAACGATGGTGCACGCAGGAGCTGCGAACGGTGCGAGGGAACGGCCAATCCGACGGTCATCGCCCCACCAAGGAAAGTACTCGGTTCATGTGTACATGCGGGGCAGCTAGGTGCCTGCCAGCGCATGGTGCTCCACAAACGCGGCCTCCCTGGCGCGCCACCTTGTTTTACCTGATCGGGCATCCGCCATTCCATTCATCACCTTCGGGTGTAGCTGGGCGGGTGCCGATAACGCTGTGCGCATTACGACGAAGGAACGTCGGCAGCTAGTCAGTTCGCCGGTTGGAGTCGAGCCCTAACCGGTAAAGGGGACTGGCCCTTATAACCCACGTCAAGCGGCGCGTCCGTCATAGGAGTGTCCGGGTGTGCAGTCCCGGCGTCGCCCTCAATCACCATCCGACATCACCTACAGAGAAGAGAACGTCATGAGCACTGCAGCACGCAAGGCACGCAAGATCGCCGGAATCAAGTTTGAGAAGCCCGCGAAGGTGGCGACTCCGGTCGCTGAGCGCTCGTGGTTCGCGCTCCCGATCTTCAACGCACGGACTGCCGAGTACCGCCCGCTCAGCGCCAAGAAGGTCGCCCGGGCGATGGCCGCTCGCACCGTCTAGCCGTGGCGACTCTGTACGTCGTTTGCAACCGGCGACTCAACGCCGAGACCAACGAGCACTGCGAGTACGACGGCGAGCAGCAGATCACGAACGGCCGCTGGGTATGCCCCGGATGCCGCGCCGCACACTCGGCCCCGCGCGACTGACCACAAAAAAAGCCCACCCGCACGAACGGATGGGCCGTCAAGAGAGGAACTATCTATGTCAGCCAGCCAGAGCGATTCGGAGGTCATGGCTAATCTTGTCCGCGGCGTCCTTCGGGGCATGGTCGACGCGCGCTGCAAGTTCGAGGAGAGCCGACCAGATGCCGTCCGCCTGAAGTTCGCTGAATTTACCACTGAACTCATCGTCGCTGATGCTGTCGCGGCGCTCGAGCAGCTCGACTATCGATGCCTTATTGGTGTCCATGATTTTCGTGATTGCTTGCACGGTTGTGCTCATGAAATTTCTCCTTCGGTTGGTGCGGTATCTGACACCGCAAGCCCAACTGTAGGAGACGCCCCCGGCCGCAAGGATTCTCCTTCGGGCGAGCCGGGGCACCCTCCACCGTTTGAACACCATCAAGGGGCACCAATCGGCGACCCCAGAAACGAAAAAAGCCCCCGAGGTTCAGTCGGGGGCCACAACACAGAAATGAGATCCAATGCAGCCCAAGACTACCGGCAAGCGTATTGCCGAACCCACCGAGGCCAGTATCCAGTGCGAACGCAGCTATGAACTCCACGAGCAGGCACTCGCCGCTGACGGGTGGAGAGGTCGCCACTCGTGAGTGCGGAGATCGTACCGTTCGAGTTTGAGGGCGCCGAGGTGCGAACACTCACCATCGACGGCGAGCCGTGGTTCGTCGCCCGAGACGTCACCCTGGCCCTCGGCCTCGCCAATGGCCGGGACGCGGTCGGTCGGCTCGATCCTGATGGGGTCGGCATTGCCGACATCATCGATTCGCTCGGGCGTAACCAGTCGGCAGCAACGGTGAGCGAGGCCGGGCTGTACGAGCTGATCTTCCAGTCGCGAGTGGCTGGCGCCGTGATGTTCAAGCGGTGGGTCACCCGCGAAGTACTCCCCGCGATCCGCAAGACCGGCCAGTACATTGCCCCGGCTACCGACCTTGACCAGATCAAGGCGCTGCACGCCGCGGTGGGAACGCTGCTCGAGCACAACGAGCGCATCGTTGGTGAGCTCGCGGCCGCGAAGCCACGCGCCGAGGCATGGGACGAGCTGGCATCCGCTCAGGGTGACTACGACGTGGCGGAGTCGGCGAAGATCCTGGCTCGCGCTGGCATCGTCACTGGCCCGCAGCGCCTGTTCGACCAGATGTACGACCTCGGCTGGATCTTTCGCGCACCGGGCACCCGCAAATGGGAACCATACGCCACCCGCGTCGACATCGGCCATCTCGCCATGAAACCCCAGTCGCACTATCACCCGAAGTCGGGCGAGATTGTGCTTGATCCTCCACAGGTTCGCGTGACCCTCAAGGGCATCGAGCGTTTGCGGGTAATCCTCACCGAACCGAAAGCAGTTGCAGCATGAGCAGTTACCGCAAGGTCCCCAATCCGCACTGGATGGACGACGACCTCAGCCGCCTCGACCTGTTCGACGGCCGCCGCCCCTCATCCCCGTACCCGCCAGAACCTACGCACGGTTCGCAGATCATCGAGAGCGACCGGCGCCGGCGGGTGAATGGCCGGGCTCGCCGCAGGCTGATCATGGAATGGCTGCTGGTCGCGGCGATCCTGGCGTTGCTCGCCGCCGGTGTCCGTCTGATTGCGATCTGGTCATGACCGCCATCGAAGACCTCACGGTCGCAATCCGCACGCTCACCGACCTGACCGATACCAGGGCACGCGGGGCAATCGCCGAACTTCGGGATGCCGCCGAACTCAAGGCGGCGCTGCGCCGCACGGTGCCGGGGCTGCTGGCAATTCTGGCGGCTGGTGAATTCTGGGTGCATGACAACCTCGGGATTCACGCCGTTCAGCTAGCTCGCCTGATCAACGCTCAGCCGGATCCGCACCCGGAGCAGCCTTGCTGAGGTCGCCAGGCTACACGCCGCCAGCAGTTGCGGTCGACGGCGACAAGGTCATGGTCGTGCGAAAGCACAGCGACGGTGACGGCCGCACCGGCTACCAACTGCCCGCGCCGCCCGGCATCGTCCGGATCGCTGCGGAGGCTGCCGACGACAACCGGACCGACCCGCCAGACGACTGGTGGCGGGCCGAGTACCGCGCCGATGAGGTGCGGGTCGTCCTGCTGCAGCGCCGCACCTGGGCGTTCGTGTGACCGCCGCGCGCTGGCTCTGGCTGCTCGCCGTCATCGGCGCCCTGCTCATCTTCGCGGGCGCCTGGTTCCTACTCACCCCGCTTCGGCTCTTCGGCGTGGCCCTCATGGTCCCGCTGCTCTTAGTACTCGCTTTCACCTACGCAAGGAAAATGCAATGACATCGCAGAAAATCGAAAAGATCACCGTTACCGACTTCATGGGGATCGAGGGAACGATCGAGATGTTCCCCACTGGTTACCTGCAGGTGATCGCCGGACCGAACGGGTCTGGCAAGTCCAGCTTCATGAGCGCCGTCGAGGAATGCTTCGACCCGGCCGGCACGAGGCTGATCCCGAACCCGGTGAACAACAAGGCCAAGCGCGCCCGGGTGGAGATACTGCTTACGGACGGCCGTATTGTCCGCGAATACCCGAAGGACGGACCCGGGACGCTCACGGCATACGCGCTGGACGGCGCCAAGTATCCCAGCGGGAAAGAGTTCGTTGCCGGTATCACTGGCGGCGTGCTGTTCGACCCGGTCGATTTCGTGAAACTCTCCGACAAGGAGCAGCGCCAAACGCTGCTGTCTAAGGTGACGCTGCCCTTCAATCTCGCCGAGATCGAAGCGAAACGCAAGGGCTTCTTCGATGGGCGCACCGATAAGACTCGCGAGGTGAAACGGCTGGCCGCGCAACTGGCTGGATGCGCCCAGGCAGATGCGAGCGTGCCGAATGCAGAGGTGTCGGCCGCTTCGCTGCATGCCGAGATCAATGCGATCTACGAGCACAACACGGAGGTGAATCGGCGCAACAACGCCGCCGAGGCCGCTGTGCTCGCCCGCGTCGCTGCCGATCAGCGCGGCAAGGCGCTGGCCGCAGAGATGGACGAGCATCGTGCCCAGCGCGGCGCCCTGCTGGCCGCAGAGCGTGCTGCGATCGGCGTGGCTACCTCGATCGCTCCACAGTCGCCGGATGCCGTCGCCGCGCAGCTGGCCAGCATCGACGAGACCAATGTGAAGGTGCGCGCACAGCTCACCCGGGCCGCCATCGCCGCCGAGCTTGACGATCGCACCGCCGAAGAGGCCGCGCTGACCGCGAGTATCGCCGACATTGACAAGGTGAAGGCTGACGGTCTCTCCGCCGCCGACTTCCCTGCAGGCCTCAGCGTGAGCGACGACGCGATCATGTTCGGCGACATCACGTTCAAGCAGTTGAACACGGCCCGTCAGGATTCGATTGCTTTCGACCTGGCCACGAGTGGCAACCCGGATTTGAAGATCGTGGTGATGAAGTCGGGCAACGACCTCGATGACGTGAGTCTCGCGGCCGTGCAGAAGCTCGCCAATGAGCGCGGCTACTTCGTGCTCATGGAGCGGTACCGCGGCGACGCCGATGGTGTCGGATTCCGCATCCAGACCCCGGCGGTGTCCGCGTGAGCACCGTGGTGAAGCGCACTCAGGACGAATTGATCGCCGAGATGGGGCGACGGTTCGGACCTGATCACAAGAAGTGGGCATTCATCTGCCCTGCCTGCAAGGACATCGCTACCGCTCAAGACGTGAAGGATGCGCTCGTCGCATCTGGCAGCGGCGACGACCCGTTCAAGCATGTTGGTCAGGCTTGCATTGGCCGACTGCTCGGCGCTCTGAAACGGGACCAGCCGAAGGGTGGATACAAGGGGCGCGGGTGTGACTGGGTGGCATTTGGCCTATTCCGCGGGCCGGAGTTCGTCATCATGCCAGACGGCCATGAAGCTGCTTCGTTCGCGATTGCCCCGGCGGTGACGGTGTGACTGCGCCCACTGTCGACCATCTCCTGCACCAATCCGCCGACCGCCTCGACACTGCCAAGCACGCGAACAGCGACCATGCCGCACAGGCTCAGGCCGCCATCGCGCAGGTGCTCGCCACTCAGGCGCTCGTCGCCGCCACCCAGGCGCTCGTCGCCGCCACCCAGGCGCAGACGGAGCAAATGGAACGTCTCGGCAACCTCTTCGCGGGCATCATGGGCGACTGCACTATCCGAGTCGAGCGTGTCTCGTGATCGTCGGCACACGAGTCGTATTCACCGACTCATTCGGTGGCAACTCACACGACGGCCAGCAAGGAACGGTGCTCGAAGTCCGGGCGCAATCGGCGACGGTCCGGTTCGATGACGGAGTGGCTGACTGGGTTCGGAAAGACGAACTAGAGGTCGTGCAGTGACCCCCACAAAAGCACTTACTGGCCCTGCTGAGAATGACGTACAGCGGGGCTTACTCGTGCCGCCGTGGCATTCGCGCATCCTCGACGACGGAACGGACCGTGAGCGCTGGCTCGCCGCCCGCGCAAACGCTGTCATCGGCGCGAGCGACGCCGCCGGCTACGTGAAGGCATCATCCATCGAGGCCTACACAGCCGCGAAGTTGAAGCCGTCAAGCTTCCACGGAAACGCATTCACCGAGGCTGGTCACGAGTGGGAGCCGCGCCTGCTCGCATCTTGTGGCCTGCAGCAGAGCACGGTGCTCATTCATGCGCCTGGCGAAATGGGTTTCGGCGCCACACCCGACGCCATGAAGTCCACGCCCGGAGGAATCATCCTCGGCGAGGCGAAGGTCAAGCACAACAAGATCGTGCACGGCCCGACGCCACGCGAGTTTCGGCAGGTCGCCTGGCAGATGTTCTGTGCAGATTGGGACCGTGTCCTCTACACGGAGTTCGTGTGGGGCGAGATCGTCAACGGCGAGCTACGAAACGGCGCGATCGAGCCGAAGCATCTGCGCATCTTTCCGAAGGACGTCGAGCACCTGCTGCAACCGATGATCGACATCGCAACCCCCGTGCTGGCGCGAGTTCGCTCCGCACTCAAATTCGCAAAGGAGCTTCAACTGTGAGTACAGACGTGACCGTCTACAGAAACGAATCGCTTGAGGCTCGCATGGGCTATGCCCGCACGATGGCCAGCGCGGGCGACCTGATCCCCAAGGGCCTCTGGTCCAGCCCGGGCGGCGGTGTTCTCCCGGCGCCCTCACCCGGCAAAGTGCTGCTCGTCATGGAGACGGGCGCGATGCTCGGCATTCACCCGGTGGCCGCGCTGTCGGGCGTCAACATCATCGAGGGCAAACCGTCGATCAGCCCGGCGCTCATGTCAGCGCTCGTGCGCGGAGCCGGCCACACGCTGCGCGTCGTGACAGACGGGACAGTGGAGGGCGGCGACTTCACCGCCACCGCAACGCTCACCCGCTCCGACGACCTTGAGTTCACCTACAAGTCGACGTGGACCCCGCACCGGGCGATGCGCGCGGAACTCTGCACGTACACGAAGGTCGGCGGCGTGTGGAAGGTATCTGCCACCGGGAAAGGCGGCGGCGTGAAGCCATGGCAGGCCTATACCGAGAACATGTGCAAGTGGCGCGCTGTCGGCGAGGTGTGCGGTGAAGGCGCACAGGACGTGATCATGGGCATGCACACCCCCGATGAGATCGGCGGGCTCGTCACCGACGCCGGCGAAATGATCTCGACGCCCGATATTAAATCCGAACCGACAGAGGACTGGCTCGCGCTCATCGAGGCGACGGACGATAAGTACGACCTCTCAGTGCTGAGCCAGCGCATCCAAGGGTTCGAGGCAAAAGACGGCACACGAGTGCGCGACTCCGAGATGACTGAGGCGCTCCGCACGGCCATCATGACGCACGCCTCGACGCTCACGAAGGACTCGCGGGACATTCCCCCGCCGGCGGCCGAGCCAGCCGTCGTGCCCGAGCCGGATGAGAACGTCGTCGACGCGGAGGTCGTGCCCGACGACGAACCCGCCGCCGAGGCACCTGCAGCCCCAGCGCCCACCGAGGTCGACGACGAAGAGTCCGAGCTGGACAAGTACGAGCGCGAGAGCGCCGACGAGTACGCAGCAGAGATGAAGCTCACCGGTGCCTGATATCTCGCCGCAACTGCTCGACGTCCTCCGCGACATCGGCATGGACCACCCCGACCCGGAGGTGCCGCTGCACGCCAAGCTCATCGCGACGCTTCGCCGGCTCGGGCCCGGCGCCACCTTCGGGCAGCGCCTGGCCGCGATCCGGTTCGACTTCAACTGGGAGTTGAACGACGCCGGCAAGGTGTTCGCCAAGGCCAAGGCTGACCACGAGCACTACCTCGACGCGGAGACTGTTCGTCTCCGAGCTGGGTCAGAGAAGATGTCGCGCGTCGAGGGCGAGCAGATCGTCCGCGCACGGGATAAGGCCTACGAGCTTCGGCTGCAGTTCCTCCTGGCCGAGCAGCGCGAGCGGGCCATGCGGAACTTCTTGCTGACGATTCAGTCGGCGCTCGACAACCACCGTACCGACCGCGCCGACTGGCGCGCAGCGGACACGGAACACCGCGTGAGCGGAACGTGACCCACAAGATCTCCCTGCTGCCGCCGGCGCAGGGTCATGCAAGATCCAACGCAGTAAGGAATCACATGTCAGTGAATAACAAGTCCGAGATCGGCGGAAGTTTCGCCGCTATTCTCGCGTCGATCCGACCGAAGACCGACGTCGAGCTCGCGGAGGCGATTCGTTCCGTCCTCGCCGCGGTGAAGGACACCGGAAAGCCCGGGTCACTCACTGTTCGGTTCGACGTGAAGCTCGTCAACCCCGGCGGTTCTGAGGTGATCTTCTCCGACAAGATCACCAGCAACCTGCCCGAACGAAACCGTGAAGGCTCCATTGCCTACACGGATCAGCTCAACAACCTCTCCCGCCGGGACCCCTCGTCGATGCCTCTCTTTGAGGATGACGCGAAGGACATGCCCGTTTACAACCCCGCCACTGGCGAGGTAAAGGACCTCGACAATGACTGATTTCACCACCGAAGCACAGGCAGTATCCGCGCTCGCAGGCCAGGCGCTCGCGCCGCAGGGCGTCGACATCAGCGAGGTGTACACGGTCGCTGACCAAGATGGCGGCGTGCGCATCATCGACACGGACCAGTACGGACCCGGCCCGCGCCGAGCTACTGGCCGCCGCATCGTCACCGACGCCTATTCGTTCGTGACGTACCTCGACCGGCACGCGACCGACCAGACCGAGGTCTTCGCCGACAAGGTCGCGAGCACGGTGATCGCGGTGCTCGACTCGAACACCGGATTTGACAAGCCGAACGGCTGGCAAGGCCACACGGTGAAGCTCGAGCTCGTGAAGACGATCCCGTGGCTCGCATGGCTGGCTCGCGACCTCACAACGGTCGGTACTCCAGCCTGGTTCAATCAGGCGCAATTCGCCGAGTTCATCCAGGAGCGCGCGACGGACTGCGTCACCCCGGACAGCGCCACGCTGCTGGAACTCGCCACGTCGTTCCAGGCGAACAACAAGGTCGATTTCAAGTCTGCCGTGAACACGGGGTCGGGCCAGATCAACCTCGGGTTCGATGAGACGATCACGGCGAAGGCCGGGCAGAAGGGGAACATCCCGATCCCGACCGAGTTGAAGCTTCGGCTGCGCCCGTACATCGGTGGCCCGATCTACAACGTGACGGCTCAGTTCCGCTTCCGGCTCAATGGCGGCGACCTCCGGCTCGGGTTCGCGATCGTGCGTCCTCAGGACATCCTCGACGCGGCGTTCACGGACATCGTCGACGAGATCCGCGACGGCAAGAACGAGACAGTCGTCGTGCCCGGCATCGACGGCGCCGAGGCCACCACGGAGAAGCGGATCGTGCACACCGGCACGGATGCCCCGATCTTCTTCGGGAAGCCGCAGTAACCCTCCGCGCGGCATGACCGCGCACCCGTAACACCCCTCGCCGAAGGCCGCCCGCGCAACCACGCATGGCGGCCTTCGGCGCACCACCGCCGGGAGGCACCAATGCTCAACACGAAATCAGCCAGACCATGATCGGAACCGACACAGGCATGATGCCTTCCAGCTTTCAGACCCTCACGCCCCGCCGCGTGATCGGCATCGACCTCTCCATGACGTCGACCGGGCTCGCCGTCATCGCAAACGGAATTATCGAAACGCACACCGTCAAGTCGAAGCCGGACGCCGGCACGCTCCGCAGCTTCCTCGCGCGGTCCGACGCCATCGCGGTGGACATCGACAACGCCGTTCGAATTCACCGCACAGACCTACTCATCATCGAGGGCATGGCGTTCGGCGCCAAGTCCTCATCCCTCGACAAGATCCACGCGCACTGGTGGCTCGTGGTCAAGTTCCTCTGCGAGTTCGTCGATCAGGAACCCGTAGTCATAACCTCGGGCCAGCGCTGCAAGTACGCAACTGGCAAGGGCAACGCTCCGAAAGACGTCGTGCTCGCGGCCGTCATCAAGCGCTACACGCAGGCTGATCCCAAGGGCAACGACGAGGCCGACGCGGTGATCTTCGCGGCCATGGGCGCCCGCCACCTCGGGCACCCGGTCGAAGAATCCCTCCCGCTCGTGAACCTCGAGGCGATGGAAGCCGTGAAGTGGGAAGCATGATCCTGCCGAAGGTCGCGAAACCGACCAAGGCCGAAGAGAACGACGCCTACGAGCTGGCGACCCTGCGCGACAAGGACACCTGCCAGCGCTGTCGCCGAGATTGTGGGCCGACCGCTCGCGACCACCGTGTGAACCGATCGCAGGGTGGGCGCACGGTCGTGAGCAACCTGCACGTGCTCGGCCTCGACTGCCACAAGTGGGCGACTGAGCACCCCGCCGACGCGCAAGCCGAGGGATGGGCCGCACCTAGTTATGCCGAGCCGAGCGAGTGGCCGGCACGCCGGTGGATGCCCGTCTACGGCGGCCGGCTGCACCTGTCTTGGGTGCTGTATTCCAACGACGGCGAGATCACAGTGATCACCGAAGACGATGCCGCGCTGCGAATGTATGGCGCCGCGTGATCGACCGGGCCGCGCTGATCAAGCACATCAAGAAGCGCGCCAACGCTCAGGCAGCACTCACGGCCGCCGCGGTGTTGGACGCGCTGGCCACCGCCATCGAGAGAGGCGACTTTGACATGAAGAAAGGAGGTAAGACGTAGTGGTCTGGTTCAACGTTGACGATGGGTTCCCCACGAGCCCGAAGGTTTTGAGCATCCCCAGGGGTGAGCGAATGGCCGCCGTGGGTCTATGGACTATCGCCGGGGCATCCTGCGCGAAGCACCTCACGGACGGCCACATTCAGGCGTTCATGCTCGACGAATGGGGTGCAAATCCGGCCTCTGCAGACGCTCTCGTGACCTCTGGCCTATGGGAACGAACCCCCTCAGGATTCGTCTTTCACGATTGGGAGGGTTGGCAGCGTACGAGAGAGGATGTCGAGGCCTCACGCGAGAAAGAGAGGCTGCGCAAGAACGCTTGGCGTAAGAAAATTGCTGGTGAGAAGGCAGAACCCCCTGAGGAAGTGTCCCGCGAGTGTCCCACCGTCCGTCCCGCCCTTGTCCCACGGGTGTCCCAGCACCCAAGCCCTACCAAGCCAAGCCCTACCAAGCCAAGCCAGTTAAGTACTAAAGAGCTTCTTGTCGAAGATTCTCCAGAACCCATCTCGGAGCTTCGCCCCGAGGTCAAACGGTTGTGCATCCTGCTCCGAGATCTTGTCGTGGCAAACGGCTCGAAGGCACCGATCATCGGCCCGGGCTGGCACACCGCGGCCCGCCTCATGCTCGTCGCCGACGGCCGCGAGCCCGAAGCCGCGGAACGGCTCATGCGGTGGTCCCAGGCCGACCCGTTCTGGAAAGCCAACGTGCTCTCCATGCCGAAGTTCCGGAAGGGCTACGACCAGATCCGCCTGCATGCCGAGAGGCAGCGGATCGAACGGCAAGAGCACGCCGGCAAGGTCCCGAAGGATCAACAGATCCTCGACGTGCTCGAAACAGGCCGGCGAATGCAAGCCGAACACGACCGAAAGGCGCTGGAAGCATGAACTACGACGACATTGGCAAGCTCATCGCCCGGGTGAAAATCGGCGACAACCGCGACGTGGGCAAGGCCGGGCTGCTGCACGAGGAATGGTTTCAGTCCCTCGGGCATCTGCCGCTCGACGAGTGCTTGGCCGCGGTAGTCATGCACCGGCAGGAGCGGCCCGGCGTGTACCTCGAGGCCGGGCACATCATCGCCAACGTGCGGCTGATCCGTTCCCGGCAGGAGCGCGCGGAGCGGATCGTGACGGCCATCCAGCGCGGCGCGATCTCGGCACCGGTGATCACGCTCGACCGGGCCAAGTTCGAGGCTGAGACTCAGGCCTCGATCCGGAAGCACCGCATTGCCCGCGGCGTCGACCCGGAAACGGGTAAGCCGGTGGCGCAGTGAACACGTTCGATAAATTCCTCGCCCAGGTTGACCCGCTCACGATCGCTCGGGAGGCTTTCACCGGTGAGGCACACCGGCAGATGGTTCGCGAGCACGCGGTGAAGGTCGCGGCGTTCGGTGATCGCAACTCTGCTCGTGATCAGAGCCTGTCTGTGGCTGGCGACGAGTACGGCGATATTCGGCTCGACGCGGCGGTCGCTGAGCGGCTCGCGTTCAACAAGCGCAAGCCGAGTAAGCCGCCGAAGCCGAAACAGGAATACAAACCCGGTGGCCCGAAGTCTGCGGCCTATCAGGAGCTGCAGCGCACCCGGGTCTAAGTGCCCGTTCACCCACCATGCACCGCCACTCGTCGCCTCACGTGGCTACAGGCGAAATGCAGGCGAACGCACAGCCAAGCCGTCAAATCGACGCACAGAGGCGCACAGCGCGCCAACCGATCCAAGAAATGAGCACCCGATATGGCACGTAGAACACCCCAGCAGGAACTGGAACACCAAATGCAGAAGATGAAAAACATGGGCGTGACCATCAGCGTCAGCCCGGCTCTCGGCATACCGCGTCCTGAGTTTGACGTGGCCGCAACTATCGCCGCCGCCGCGAAATCGGCCGGCATCTACGAAGAATCGAGCAACTGACCATGGCTGGCGAGACTGTAATTACTGTCGTAGGCAACATCACGGCTGACGTCGAGTTGCGTTACACCCAGAACGGCCTGGCGGTGGCGAACTTCACCATCGCGAGCACGCCGCGCACCTTCGACCGGGCCAAGAGCGAATGGGTCGACGGCGACGCGCTGTTCCTCCGCGCATCCGTCTGGCGCGAGTTCGCCGAGCACGTGGCCGGCAGCCTCACGAAGGGCGCTCGCGTCATCGCCTCGGGCCGCCTCAAGCAGCGGTCGTATGAGACGAAGGAGGGCGAGAAGCGCACGTCGATGGAGTTGGAGATCGACGAGATCGGCCCGTCGCTGCGGTACGCCACCGCGAGCCTGACCCGCACGCAGTCGAACAACCGCGGCGCTCCCGCATCGGGTGGCCAAGGCAACGACGAGCCATGGGCACCGACCGGGCCCGCCGCGCCGGCCGCTGCAGGCCCGGCATCCGGCGGCGATGTTTGGAACAAGCCGGGCAACTTCTCGGACGAGACACCGTTCTAAGCGCATGACCCGGGGGCGGCGCTCGTCGCCCCCGCCAACAATTTCACAGAGGGCAGGTCGCATGAAGAAGCTACTCGAGGCGAATGTCACCTACGGCCGCCGTCGGATCGCGCAAGTCTTCGGTGACTTCTGCGAGCTGGCCGCCCTGGCGATCCGCAACACCGTTGACCCTAATGGGCACGCCGAGCGGGAAGAACGATACATGCGCATCATCGGCGAGTACTCCCCCGAGGAGGCTGCCCGGTTCGGCGAGATCCTCGCGAAGCTCACCGAGCAGCTGGGCGGCGACCTGTCCGACGTGCTCGGCCAGCTGTACATGAGCTTGGAGCTGGGCAGTGACGACATGGGCCAGTACTTCACCCCGTTCGATATCAGCCGGATGATCGCGCAGATGACGTGCACTGGATTCGAGGAGGTGCTCACTGAGCAGGCGTTCATCACAGTCTCGGAGCCGACGTGCGGGAGCGGCGGGATGATCGTTGCCCTGGCCGATGCCATGCGGGCGGCGGGGTTCAACTACCAGACGCAGCTGCATGTGACGGCGCAGGACCTCGAGCGCACGTCGGTGCACATGACGTACATCGCCCTGTCGCTGCTGCACATTCCGGCGGTCGTGATCCACGGCAACACACTCACGGTCGAAGTTTTGGACAGCTGGTACACACCGGCGCATATCCTCGGCGGTTGGTCGCGGCGGTTGCGGAATCGGGAAGCGCTGCGCGACGTCGCAGCTCTGACGGTCACGAGAGTCGAGCTGGTCGCGCCGCCTGTCACCGAGCCGCCTGCGATCGCCGTCGACCTCGGCGCGAACATCCCGCTGTTCGATTTCGATTTCGCGTAAATTCGCCCACCTATTCACAAGGCATCCACCATTTGGTCGATGCCTTTACTCGTACCCCAGAGAGGGGAATCATGACGGAGCAGTTCGCAGCGTGCGGGGATCACTCGGCGCTGAACAGTATGGAGTTTGAGCGGGCGCTGGTCATTGCTCGCGAGTGCGATGAGTGCCTGGTCGAGGTGAGGACGTGACCGTGTTCGCGATCGGGGATCTCGTCTACGAGCAGCTCTACGACCCGAGCCACCCACGCTGGGATGCCTCAATCGACGAACGGGTGGCCGAGGGGCACTTCTACGGTCAGCGCAAGCTCATGCTGCTATCGGGGATCATCCCGAACTACAACGGCTCGGAGTACGCGCAGAGCATGGGCCGCGACCTGCCTAACCGCATCGTGACCCGATACTGGCTGGTCGATCCTGACCGGCCGAACGACGAGTCGCACATGTCGTGGGTCGAATCCGACTGGTGCGTGCTCGAATCTGCGGCAGCCGACGAGGGGATGCTCTGGTGAGCCGTCCGAGGGCCCTCATCATCTGGGCCTCACGGTATCTCGTTGCTGAACGCGGCGGACTCGTGATCGACCCGGAAGAGACCGAGATGGCCGAGGCCGCGTACGCGCACGCATTCGATGAGCAGATGAAGGGCTGTCGCGGCGTGAAGCTGCTGTTCCCGAACGCTGAGCGGGTGGCGGAATGACCCAACTCGCCTGGGACTTCGACCTAGCCCCTCCCGAGATGGTCGACCTGCTGACCTCGCCATTCCACATGCTCACACTAATTACCGCTGCTCACAATGGCCGCGACGCGACGGCGGATTGCGCATGTGGGGTTCGGGTGCACGCGCCGACCAATCAGCGGGCTCAGTCGATTCTGCTGAAGCACCTATGGATGATCCGGGTTCATGGATTCGCGAGCACCCCGAAGTGGCCGACGATCACCACAGCCGCTGCGTCTCTCCGCACCGTGGGCGGTGTCTACGACTACGTGGCCGCCGCCCTCGAATACGACCATCGGGGCTTAGCCCCAACGACTAACGAGAGGAACGCATGACCCTCAAGGGCACATTCAACGCCCCACAACCAACACCGGGCCGGTCGTGGGATTCACCGCCGGCCCACATCTGCTCGAACTGCCGAACCCCGACAGGCAAGAGCGCTATCCGCTGCAAAAACGAACCAGAGGAACCTCAATGATCGACTACGAAACCATCTACGAAGCAGGCTGTGACGCCGTGCCCATCGATGAACGCAACGGCAGCGACATGATCAGGGCCGCCGGTATCGCCGCTGTAGTGGCAGCAGTGAAACGGGACGCGCTGGAAGAGGCGGCGAAGGTCGCGCAGGAGCACGGTGAGGCGTACGGAGCGACCGCCGACCGACTCTTTGCAGAGGGGGAATGGGCGGACAGCAGCCGGTACTCCAACTATGCGTCCGGGCTCAGAATGGCCTCCGCTGCTATCCGCAAGGCCACCCAGTGACCCGCCGCAACCCAGACCCGTTCGCAACCCTGCACTATGCGTGGGTGCGGCTGGTCGTAGTGGCGTTCTACAGGCCCGTGGCGAAACCGATATTTGCATGGCTCGACAAGCGGGCAGAGATGAAGCGGGGCAACTCGTGAAGATCCACCGGCTGGTCATCGACTCGTGGCCGACACCGGACGGTAAGCCATTCAAGGATCAGCCCGAGGAGGTTTGGCAGGCCGCGGTCGATCATTACCTGGTCAACGAGGGCGGCGAGTGGCCGTCATGGCTGCCGGAGTCGCTCGACATCACGGAGTGGATGCCAGACGAGGGCGAGTACGGGAACCAGCAATGGCCGGTGAAGCGGGGTGATCCGATCGGCGCGTACGGCGAGCTGATCATGACCGTGCCGCGCACACTATTCCGCAAGCACTACTTCAACAAGTCGGCGGCCCAGAAGGTGATGGCTGAACTGGTCGAGTGGGGCGTCGTCGGGCACATCGAATCATCCGAACCGGTCGAGTGGCCGACAGAGCAAGGAGATAAACAATGAGCACTGAGCGAGTCACACGCCAGACGTACACCGAGCAGATCCGGCTGGAGGTCACCCTCTCGAACGGGCACAAGATCACGCTCCGGGACGAGCCTCATCGCCCCGATTACCACACGGTACGCAGTCGTCGCGAGTGGGTCGATCGCCAGCAGTGGGACCAGCAAAACAAGGCCAGGGAGTTTGGCCTAACGGTCGCGACCCTCGAAGTGTTCACCGACAGGACCGAGGTCGAAACGATCGAGCGCACGTACACGAAATCAGAACTGACCGAAACGAGGAGCTGATATGGGAGCCACCGATGACCGCGAAATGCTGGAAGTCGCCAAAGAAGAATGCGGGCGGCTGGAACGGGAAGTCGCGGCACTCAAGCTGACAGCGGCCGAGGATCTGCGGTACGTGCGACGGATCGAAGGCGAGAACGTGGATCTGCTGCTGACGTTGACCGAGCCGAAGCCCGCCGATGTACTGGTCGAGGGCAACTACTTCGCAGTGCTCGACCTGCCCGCAATTCTCGGGAATTTCATACGACTGAATGACGAGAACTCAGCGGCCATAAAGCGCGGGTGGTTGCACACCGAGCGCATCAAGGTCGAGCGAGACAAGGCCCTCGCTGAGCGTGACGCAAGCCGAGAGGTCAACGCGGAGTTCTTGGCAGCGCGGGCTGAGTCCCCGACCACTGTTGAGTGGGGAGTGCGACGAGACGAGGATACGGCCCAGCATTCACGAGCGGCGGCTGAGCGGACCATTGCTATTCAGCGCAAGCGCAAGATGAAAACCGTCTTGATCGAGCGCAATGTAGGCCCGTGGGAAGTGGTGCAGTCATGACCACCCCACAGGACGAGCTGGCACGCGCGATCGAGTCCGGCCAGCCACTAGCACCCGTACCACGCCTGAAGATCACGTCCCTGGTCGGCGGCGGCCACGAGGTGCGCGTGAGCTACGACAACATGACCGGCTTCACCTCGCTCAGCCTCACGGCAGCGCTGACCAGCCTCACCATCGGCGGCGAGCGCATTCGGCGGGAGAACGTCGGGCAGCCCATCGACAGACCGCACCAGCGCCGCTGGATCATCCCCATCACGAAAGGCTCAGAATGAGCTACCTGCCCTGCATCACCAACGAAATCGACGACGTGCGCTCGTGCATCGTCAACGGCGAGCATGCCAGCAACTGCGACGGCCAAGAGTGGCAGTACGACCGTGAGGCCGAATGCTCCTACCCGACGGCGAACGAGTGCAAGGGGTGTCTGCCGGCCCCCGCCGAGCACGGCGTACTCTGCTACACCTGCTATGAAAAGACGCGGGATGCGCTCAAGCTCGCGCTCGACATGATCACCCACCTGCGTTCGGTGGAGCGGGCGCAGCAACTCGACAAGAACGGGGTGCGCGCGGCGGCCACGTGGATCCTCCCGGTTCCGAATACCTGGCGAATGGCGGATGAACTGATCATGCTGCTCGGCCACCCCGCGCCCGGGTTCCCCTCGGATGCCACGGTGTTCGAGATTGACGCGATCACCGAGCGCTACCTCGACCTGATCGACGTGGACTCGTGGGTCTCGCGTGGGGCCGACGCTGAGGATGCCGTGCACTTCTTCCGCACGATGCAGCACGCCCTCGCGCAGCATCCGTTCGCAGACGTCGATCACCCGGTGCAGAACGTGCGCTGCTGGGAATGCCGCCAGCTGAGTCTGGTCTGGAAACCGCCGCTGGAATTCGACGGGCCGATCCACATCGTCTGTTCAACACCGGAGTGCGGGTTCGTCGTCGACCCGACGCTCTACGCGATCCTCGCAGCCTCGCAGCTCGACAAGGTCACATCGGCCATTCGCGAGACGAAAGCTGCTGAGCTCGCCGAGGCTCGCGCGGCGCGGGCAATCGTGAAGCGGCGCATCAAGGCCGAGACTAAGGCGCGAGAGAAAGCGGCGAAGGAAGCAGCAGCGGTCGCCGCTCTGGGCGCGGCGTGACGACCTCGGCCGACTGGATGAGCGTCAAGGAAGCGATCGCCGTCACGAAGACCGGACGCACGACGATCGTGCGCTGGGTGACGCTCAGGTACGTACGCCGCATGAAGGCCAGCGGCCGAGTGCTCGTGCGACGGTCCGATGTCCTCGAAACGGAACGGGCGCTGTTCGACGGTCAGAAGCCCGAGGCGCGCACCTGATCGAAACCCGCCAAACGAGTTCGCTTGTGAATAGGTGGAAATGTTTCATCTCGTGGTACATTTGAACGCAGCAGCAGAGCTGTCGCAGCTACTCAGCAAGCCCCCGTCTTTCCCGCCACCAGCGGACGTGACCGGGGCTTTACTTGTCCCGCTGGGACACCCGGGCATGTCCCGTTGGTGTCCCACCGGGACAACCCCTCACACTTCCCAGTCGAGCACCGCCGACACCTAGCAGCCCCGTCATAGGCCAACACGGTCGAGTGCTCCGGCTGGGATCACCCTTGCCACCCAAACCCTCCCGGAATGGGCCACACACCGCGGTGCCCAGCGGCGGCAACAGAGCGGGCAGCATCGAGCGCAGAGCGGGGCCGGGCGGTATATCCACCGGCCTCGCGACCCGCACCCTCACAAACTTGCGTGGCCTTCGACGGCACGCGGCCCCTTGCCAAGTGCACGCTACGAGGGTGAACAGCTGGCACGAAGGCCCGGCAGGGCTGCCAGTCACCGCCGACCATTCTCCCGGTGCCAGCGTCAACACTGTCCGCATGCAGTGAAGGACTACCTGAAGGCTCTATCTCTGTACGAGCTGTAGTACCTGCGCGAAGCACCGGGAATCCTCTAACGAGCCGCCGAGCTTGGTACAAAGGCTCAGGAATCGCGGGCTGAGACCCCGCTGGCAGCGTCCCGAATCGGACCGAACCCCGCAAAGACGCGGAAGTCGCTCGATGTTTGTACCAAGGAGGCGCGCATGGCCAGGACAAACACGCGCCGCATGAACCTCCTGCGCGATGAGTTCTTCGCCGAGGGCCGCAAGCAATCAGAGTCCGACGATCCCGAAGTCAAGGTCCTGTCGAGATGCTGGCTGTGCAAGGAACCCATCGACTACCTCGCCGACCCGCACAGCACGCCCGACTCGCACAACCTCGACCACTTCAAGACCGTCCGTGACTTCCCCGAGTTGCAAGAGGACCCGAGCAATTTTCTACATTCGCACCGAGCATGTAATCAGGGGCGCGGCGCGAACACGCCCAGCCTCGGACTCGGTGAAGCCGTCGCCGACTGGTGGTAACCACGATGACAGGAGCACCCATGAACAAGTACACGGCTATCGGCCTACTCGGCGCAGCAGCCGAGGGCAAGCGCATCATCGTGCTATCGCCTCACGACCAGGCTGCCCGAGATGCGGTCGACGAGGTGCGCGCCTTGGTGCCCGACATCGAATGGAGACTCACCTCCGGCGACCAGCGAGTCACCCTCCCGGCCGGCGGATCGATTCGGTTCCTCTCGGACAACCAGCACCTGCGCAATCGCCTACGTGGCACCAGCGCCGACATCGTCCTGATCGAAGACGAGCGCTACGTCACGAACGAGCTCATCAACGACCTGCGCGCGGTCACCCATACCAGCCCTCACGGCGAGATCATCCGCCACTAACGAAGGACAGAGACCATGGCCGCACTGCTACCTATCACCGGAACCGTGAGCGTCGGATTCGACGGTATGGAGACTCAGGCGCTGGGATCGTTCAGCATCCCAGTGCACATGACGATGGATGGGGAGACCGGCACAGTCCACCTCGAAGCCGCGACCAACGCCTCGGTCATCTCGGCCATGGTCGCCGCACTCATGGGAGCTGCAGACGAACTGCTCGCCACCATCCCGGCTGCCACCGTCGAGACCATCGCCGTCTGCCCGACCTGTAGCGCTGAACTCGGAGTCGCTGACCCGACAACCACCATCGAGCATGCCCAGGGCGGCGCCCACATCGTCAACCCTCGATACTGACCACGAATTGACCCCTCAATGGGGGAATCGTCAAAAAATCCAGCCTTCGGGTTGGGGGGTGGACAGAGCCAAGGGGAGCTTTCCTCCCTCCCCGACCCTCTGACCGGGGGTCGCAGGTGCGCGTGCGCGAGTAGAAGGGTCCGATATGGGTGCAGTCGTTGAGGGAACCGTCGTTTCCGTCGCTGCCGCTTCTCACCTTGACCGCGAAGGCAAAGACGCCGGCGCGATCGCGGCCCTGCTCGCCCTGGCGCACAAGATTGACGACCTCGATACGATCATCGACCACATTCTCGAGCAGATCGAGAATGACCCTGAGTCGAAGGTCCGCCCGCCGGCGTCGGACAACGTATCGCTGCCGACATACCTGAAGTACTGCGAGTCCCTCGGCTTGACCCCTGGCGGCCGTGGCGAGCTGGTCGCTGGCAAGAAGTCGGCCCCTGTGCCCAAAGATGAGCTCTCTGCCTTCCAGGAGGAGCACGGTATCGGTTAGTTTTCGTGGAGGTGCTCGTGGCTGCGAAGCTTCTCGGCCGCACTGAGCCTCGCATTTTCACGAAGCCTCTTCGCGAATTGACCCCGGAAACGTCGCGCGGGTTCGAGGTAATCAAATTCGCGCTGGTCATTCTCGGTGTAAATCTTTACCCGTGGCAGAAGTTTTTGCTGATCGGCGCGCTCGAGATCATGCCCGATGGGCAGTATCGGTTCAAGCGCGTCATCGTGCTCGTGGCGAGACAGCAAGGCAAGACCACTCTCGCCTCTGTTCTCGCTGCGTGGTGGCTGTTCGTGGACTCGAAGCGTCACCCTGACATGGTGCCGCCGGTGAAGTTCAAGGTGGTCGGCGTCGCGCAGAACCTCGACATCGCTCGCGAGCCGTGGGCCGCGGTGAAGATGTGGTGCGACCCTGAGCCGAACACGGACGAGGAGCGGGAGCTGGCGCTGCCGGCGCTGCAGAACGCGACCGCGAAGGTGTCGGACACGAACGGCAAGGAGGGCATCTACGCCCGGTCGCGTGCTCACTACGAGATCCGCGCCGCCGCGAACGCCCGTGGCAAGCCTGCCGCTCGCGTACTCATGGACGAGATGCGCGAGCAGAAGAACTGGACCGCCTGGAACGCTGTCTCTCAGACGCTCAAGTCGTTCTGGTCTGGCCAGATGTGGGGCATCTCAAACGCTGGCGACTCGTCGGCGGTAGTCCTCCGCACGCAGCGCACCGCGGGCCTTGAGTCCATCGCCGAGTGGGAAGAGTACGTCGAGGCTGGCATCATGTCGGCGGAGGAATTCGCCAACGGTCACGACGTCACCCTCGGACTGTTCGAATGGTCGGCGCCCGATGGCTGCGCGCTCGACGACGTCGACGCGATCCTGCAGGCGAACCCCTCTATCGGTCACGGTGCGATGACGGTCCAGTCGGCGCTCTCGGATGTCCGGGGCATGACTGAGGCTGGATATCGCACGGAGGTGTTGTGCCAGTGGGTCATCGCCGACGTGGATTCTTTTATCGATGTCAAGGAGTACCGTCTTCGGGTTCTGCCCGGCGATGAGATCGTGATCCCGAAGGGCTCCCGCACGGTGTGGGGTGTCGACGTATCGCACGACCGCAAGACGACATGGCTATCCGCTGCAGTGTTCACCGAGGACGGCGACCCGTTCGTGACGGTGCGCCTCTCGCGCGCCGGCATGATGTGGCTGCCCGACTACCTTGCCGAACTGGCCGAGGCGTCCGGGCAACGCGAGGTCGCCGTGAATGCCAAGGGCTGCCCGGCGATGGAGTTCATCGAGCCGCTCAAGAAGCTCGGCTTCACCGTGCACGAGTTCGACGGCCCGAAGTACGCGATCGCCACCGGTCGATACCGGGATGCGGTGCGCGACGAGAAGCTCGTCGTCATCGCCCAGCCTGACATCGACCTTGCTGTGCAGGGCGGCGTCGTCGTCCCGTACGCCGACAACATGGCGTGGTCGCGGCCGAAGTCACTGCCCATCGACATTGCTGGCCTGATCGCGGAGACGATCGCGCTCTACGCGCTAGAGCTGCTCAAGCCTGAGCCGGTCGAAGCAACCCCGCCACCCCCACCCCAGGCCGAGATGGTCACCCGCGACGACGTAACGCCGTCCGACGTGAACCTCGCCACCGCCAATTTCTGAAAGTAGGTGCCGCATGGCCGAGCAGGGCTATCAGGTAAGCGGCCTCTCGTCGTGGGCGAGCATGGCCGCTGAGTCGCACGAGACCAACCCGGATCTCATGTGGCCGCTGTCGACCGAGGTGTTCGACAAAATGCGCCGCGAGGATTCGCAGATCGGGTCGGTGCTGCGCGCTGTCACACTCCCGATTCGCGGGGCTGAGTGGATGATCGATCCCGCCGGCGCCAGCCCTGAGGTCGTGGCCCTCGTCGCTGCTGACCTCGGACTGCCGGTGAAGGGTCAGGCTCCGGTCAACCCTCTGCGCACCAAGGGCCGTTTCCAATGGGGCGAACATCTCCGCCTGGCGCTGCTCGAGCTGGTCTACGGCCACTCGTACTTCGAGCAGGTCTACGCGCCGGAAGAGGGCAAGCTGCGGCTCAAGAAGCTCGCATGGCGTCCGCCGCGCAGTATCTCGAATGTGACGGTCGCACGCGACGGCGGCCTTGTCTCGATTGAGCAGCACGGCGTCAGTAGCCCGATTCCGGTCGACCGGCTCGTCGCGTACATCAACGACCGCGAGGGCGGCAACTGGATCGGCCAGAGCTTGCTGCGCACGGCGTACAAGAACTGGTTGCTCAAGGACCGCATGTTGCGCGCTCAGGCTCTGACGGTTGAGCGCAACGGCCTCGGCGTCCCGGTGTACACGGGTGCAGAGGTTCCTGAAAAGGCCGATGCGGCCGAGCGTGCGGCGTGGCAGCAGTCCGAGAAGGCATCGGGTCTTGCTCTCGCTAAGGGCTTCCGTGCCGGTGAAGCTGCGGGTGCATCCATACCGAACGGTTCCAATCTCACACTGATGGGCGTCACCGGCAAGCTGCCCGACACTGATCAGCCGATCCGGTACCACGACGAGCAAATCGCTCGCGCGGTGCTCGCGCACTTCCTGAACCTCGGCACCGAGACGGGCTCGTGGGCGCTTGGCTCCACGTTCGCGAACTTCTTCACCGACTCTCTGAACGCCGTCGCGGCTCACATCGCGGACGTCACCCAGGCGCACGTTGTGGAAGACCTCGTCGACTGGAACTGGGGCGAGAGCGAGCCGGCACCGCGGCTGGTGTTCAAGCCGATCGGCGCGGGATCACTCTCGGCCGAGGCGCTGAAGAGTCTCGTCGACGCCGGCGTGATCCACCCGGACGAAACACTCGAAGCATTCATGCGGGCGGCATTCAGTCTGCCCGTGAAAGACGCAACCGCACCCGCTCCGGTGGATGACGAACAGCCTGAGGAGGCGGCATGACGACCAAACAGAAGGCCCGAGACTGGTTCCGCATCGAACCCCGGGCCGCGGTGGACGAGATGACCTCGGCCGACGTGTTCATCTACGACGAGATCGGCGAGAGCTTCTGGGGCGGAGGTGTTTCCGCGTCGAGCATGGCGACTGAACTCGCCGCGCTCGACGTGGACAATCTCGCCGTCTACATCAACTCTCCCGGCGGCGCGGCGTGGGACGGCATCGCGATCATGAACGCGATCCGCCGGCACCGCGCGTTCGTCACCGTGCACATCGACGGTCTCGCTGCCTCGGCCGCGTCGATCATCGCCATGGCGGGCGACAAGATCGTCATGAATCGCGGCTCGCAGCTGATGATCCATGACGCATCTGGTGGCGTCTACGGCAATGCGACGGACATGGAAGAGACTGCGTCGATTCTCCAGAAGCTGTCCGACTCCCTCGCTGATGTTTACGCGGGCCGCACCGGAACCGACCGGGCGACTTGGCGCGATGCCATGAAGGCTGAGACCTGGTACACGGCCGAGGAAGCCGTCGCCGTTGGGCTCGCCGACGAGTGGGTCGACACTCCCGCTTCTCAGCCGGTGGACCGTGCGCGGTTCTCTGCACGAGCGCGAACGGCGATTCCGTCGCTCGCCTCCCTCAATCTCCCGAGCTCGTCCGAGCCGGGAACACCCAACCGAAAGGACCCACTCGACATGAGTGACATTCTCAAGGCTGGCCTCCTCGAGCGGCTCGGCGTTACCGATTCCGCAATCACCGACGAGCTGCTCCTTGCAGCTGTCGACGTGGTACTCGATGAGGCCACCGCCCCGGCCGCCGCTGCAGTTCCGGCCGGCACCGTTCTGATCGACTCCGCCGTGCTCAGCGACCTGCAGGCATCCGCCGCGCTGGGTCGCAAGGCCAGCGAAGCGCAGGACACCAGCCGCCGCGAGGCGATCGTGGACAGCGCTGTGAGTGACGGCCGCATTGCGCCCGCCTCGCGTGGCACCTGGCTCGAATCGCTGAGCGCGAACGAAAAGGGCACCACCGCTCTGATCGCCTCGCTGGCGAAGAACACCGTCCCGGTCGCCGAGATCGGTACCGCCGACGAACCGACCGCCGCTGACGCCCTCTACGCACTCGCGTTCGGCGACGACTCGAAGGAGGCCTAATCATGGCTGATTACCTGCCCAAGTTCGATAGCGGCAAGCCGTTCACTCGAGCATCATCTGCTGCCATCGCCGGCGGTCAGCTCGTCGGAGTCTCCGGCTCTGGCACCGTCGCCCCGACCACCGCCTCCCAGGCCTCATGGCTCGGTGTCGCGGCGTTCGACGTTGCGTCCGGCGACCAGGTCACCGTCTACACCGGCGGAGTTCAGCGTCTTACCGCTTCTGGCACCGTAACGGCCGGTGACCTCGTAGTCGCTGCCGCGGCTGGACAGGTCGCCACTGTCGCAGCAGTCACCACGCCCACCGCGGCTGATGTGACCTCCTCCCGCGCGATTGTGGGCGTTGCGCTCACCACCGCCACCACCGGCACCCTCGTCGAGGTATCTCTCCTCCGCTAGGGGGTGAGACAGAAAGGATCACCACAATGGCCTCTTACACCTACCCGGTAGCACGCCCCACGGGCACGCTCACCACGGCGCAGATTCATCTGCTCCTGTCCAACCCGACTGTTATCGCCAAGCGCGCGGCAACTCTCGCCGATCAGAAGTTCATCGCGGACTTCCTGCTGCGCGGACGCTTCAACGCCGTCGGCGGCGGCATCTTCTACGAGACCGGCGAGGAACTTTTCGCCGCTGACTCGCCCGAGGTCATCGCGCCCGGTTCGGCGTACCCGAAGACGGTCCTCACCAGTGGCGAAATCGCCGCTGCGAAGACCGACAAGCGCGGCATGGGCACGGACATCACCGACGAGAAGATCTCCCGCGAGGGAATCAGCTACGTGAACAAGGGCCTCGTCCGGCTCGCGAACACCGTCATTCAGGATGTCGACCTGCGGGCGATGGCTGTCATCGCGTCGAAGGTCACGACCTCGGCGGCCGCTTCGGCTGCGTGGACGACGCCCGGTGCGGTGCTCGAGACTCTCGTGACCCAAAACGGACTCCGCGGCGACGGCACCGGCATCGACCTTCAGGTCATTGTTCTGAAGCCGGCGAAGTTCGCGAAGCTCGTCGGCATCCTCGTGGACGCTGGCGCGTTCCCGCGGGAGCAGGCGAACATCGTCCTGTCCGGGAACTTGCCGTTCACTGCTCTCGGGTACACGTGGGTCACGTCGCCGAACTACCTCAGCGACAACCCCCTGTTCCTTGACGCGGATCAGCTCGGCGGCATGGCCGACGAGGCTCTGCAGTCGCCGGAGTTCGTGCGTTCCGCGGGTTCTCAGGTTGAGGTGTCCAGCATTCGTGCCGGCTCCCTCGACAAGTACGAGCTGCGCGTTCGTCGCGTCACGGTGCCCGTCGTCACGGAGCCGCTCGCCGGTATCACCATCACGGGAACGCTCCTCTGATGGCTGCCGCGAAGCCGAAGGCGTACCGAGTCAAGGGCGCCGTCGCGGTCATCCGCAAGGACGGCCACGAGCGCTACATCGACCGCGGCGGCGTGTTCCCTGCCGACGCTCTCGACGAGGCGAACGCGGAGCACCTTCTCGCGGCGGGGCTCATCGAGGTCTTCGAGCTGCCCGAAGTGGTAGACGAGGCCAAGTCCGAGGCCTACAAGGCCGCGGCTAACGCTGCAGCCGCAGAGAAGGCCGCAGCCGACAAAGCCGCAGCCGACGCCAAGAAGTAACGAGAAGGGGGCGATGGAGTGATTCTCCCAGAGGACATCAGCACTGACACGGATCTGGCGCGACGCATCCTGGTACGCGCGCGTTCCATCGCCCCTTGCCTGAATTCCCTTCTTGATGGCGACGACCGGAAGCTCGATGCGATCGCGATCCTCAAGGGCGTCATCGCTGAGGTGCCGGCGCCCGGTGCTCGCCGGGTGAAGTCGCGCGGTCGCAATGGCACGTCGATCAGCTACAACGACCCCGGTGGGGCGTTCAGCGACGACGACATCATGAGCCTCCGCTCGCTGTGTGACGTGGCAGCCGTTGGCCTCCCGGTCGGCAGCTTTCCGAAGGCGCGAGCTTTCGGGAATGAGTGGCGAGAGGGTGAGTACTCGTGAGTTGGGATGAGTTCTTCTACCCGCACTCGGTGAGCATCCGTAACGCTCAGCCCGCGGGCGGTATGGGTACTGGATACGGCACCGCACGAACGGTCATGGCGGAGGTGAAGGACGAGCAGCGACTCGTCCGCAACTCCGCCGGGTCCGAGGTCGTGTCGTCATCCTCGGTGACCGTGCCGATCAGCGAACACGTCCCGGTCGGGTCGCTCGTCACCGTGTGGCCTGGCACCGCCCGGCAGCGCGAGGCCGAAGTGCTCGCGGTCGGTGCCAATGAGAACGGCGTCGATGATCTCGACTCGTTCCTTGTCCTGTCTCTGAAGTAGGAGGTCGCTATGCAAATGCACGTATCTGCAGCTTCGGAGGTAGAGAAGGCTGTGCAAGCGGGGCTGAAAGAGGCGGGCAAGGCGATCCTGAAGCGGGCCCGCGAACTCAGCCCGACCGACGAGGGCGGCTCGGATAAGTCCGGGTTCTCCCTGGTGGACGACCTCACGCTGCAGGTGGGCTTCAAGTCCCATATCTCCCGCATGCAGCACGAGAACCTTGACTACCAGCACAAGCCGGGCGAGCAAGCCAAGTTCCTCGAGGCTGCCCTCGACGAGGTCGATACCGGCGCGATCCTCGCGAAGCATGTGAGGGCCGCTCTTGGATGATCGCACCCTGACAATGCTGATCTGCTCCATTCTCGGCGGGATCCCCAGCTGGGACTGGAACCCGGACGGACTGGGCCCCGTGATCGCGGACCCCGTGACCATCTTCTATGGCGCGCTCGATACCACACCTGACACGGCGTGCGGCGTTCGCGTGTACGGCTCAACCGACGAGCGGCACCTCGGGTGGCGGCGCGTGCAGCTTCGGCTGCGTGGCGACCCTGGTCGACCCGATGGTGCCGACGTGCTCGCCACCCCGGCATTCGATGCCCTTCAAGGACTCTCCCGCGTGGGAGGGATCAGCAGTATCAGTCGCCAATCCATGGCACCAGCCGGTGCCGACGACAACCGTCGCGAAGAGCGCACGGAGAACTACCTCATCATTCTCGATAATTTGGAGGCTCTCACATGAGCAGCAAAGTCCCCCTTCCCGCCGGTACGACGCTCGGTAAGAGCTTTGAGTACGGGATCGACGTCAACCTCGGCACGTACGATGTGCCGTCCTGGCAGCCGGTGCGCCGCATCAGCGGGTTCCAGCCCTCGCCAACCCCGCAGACGCAGGATGCGCAGACCTACGACGACCTCGGCGCGCCGAACAGCGACGTCACCGGGTGGAGCATCAACCATGCTTTTAACGCCCAGGTGAACCGCAGCATCACCACGGGTCTTTACCTGCCCGAGATCGAGGCCGTACTCGCCCGCACCGATCCCGACGCGAAGGGCGAGTATGCCGTGCTCGATGCGCGCTGGTACCACAAGCCGGAGTCGGGCGCAGCGAACCCGAAGGACGCGGGCCGGGGTTTCTTCACCGTTGCCACCACCCGTCAGAACTCGGGGCCGAACGGTGAGATCGAAGTGCTCTCGATCACCCTCACCGGCAAGGGTCCCTACGACAAGATCACAAACCCGTTCGCGGGCTGGACTGTCACTGCGCCGAGTATCTCGAGCGTGTCTGCTTCGTCGCCCGGGACGAACCCGGCAGGCACCGGCAAGCAGGTCACCATCACGGGTCTGAACCTCACTGGTGCGACCGCTGTCACGTTCAAGGCGATCGCGGCCAGTTCGTTCGCCGTTGTCAGTTCGACCACGATCGTCGCGGTGCTCCCGTCCGATGTAGCTGGCACTGTCGCTGTCGTTGTCACCACGCCGGCCGGCGTGTCGGCTGCGGTCAACTACACGCGGGCAGCGTAACCTATGGGCGCTATCGACTTCGCTGAGTGGGTAGCGCCTGACCTCGAGATCAAGCTGGGCGGGCGCACCTACACGGTGCCCCCGCCCACGGTCGAGGCCGCCAAGATGATCCTCGCTGCGGCTGTCCGTGGCGAGGTTCATCTCGGTCTCGTCACGGGTGAGATCCCGCCCGAGGTTCAGGCGATGCTCGACACGATCGGCGACGAGCACCCCGCCTTGGGCGAGGCTTTCGCGGCGATGGTGGCCGACAAGGTTCCTGCCGCGACCATTGACCGCGTGGCCTACTACGCGGTCTTCTACTGGGCGCGCGGCAAGGAATACGCCGACACCCTCGCGAAGCTGCTGTGGCTGCCACGAGAGGGCCAGGGCACCCCTGATGATGTCGGCCCAAAAGGCTCGTAACGGCTGAGGACTGGTCTCCATACGGCATGGGCACCCCCGACGCCGAGGGGTGGTTCCCGGATTACAAGCCGGTGCCCCAACACCTGAAACCAGAAGCACCCAACGCTCTGCCGGGCAAGACGACATCGGCCGATATTGACGGGTCACTGCTGGCCTTGATCACGAACTGGCGGCTGGTCGTCGCCGAGCTCGCTGAGCGAGGGATCGACCTGTACGACCCCGCTGTTCTTGCACGTCCATGGCCCGGTGTTCGGGCGGTGATTTTCTCGCTCATTGATAGCCCGACGCGGTTACGCGCGGTACTCACCCGGAGGTGATCCATGGCTACTCTCAGGGCGGCACAGCTGGAAGTACTTTTTACCGCTGATACCAAGCAGATCCAGCAGGCCGATAAGGACGTCAAGTCCATCGGCGAGCGGATCGAGAAGAAGCCCATAAAGCAGAAGCTGACCGCCGATGCCACCGAAGTCCTGTCCAGTGCGGATCGGATTGAGGCCGCGTACAAGGTCGCGTTCGCGAACAGCACCGAGGCATCAGCCCGGCAGAAGCGCGCGCTGATATCCAACTACCTTGAGTCGGACCGCGCGGCAGGAAAGTCTGCTGCCCAGATCCAGTCCGTACTCACGCGCTCATACGGCATTGCTGAATCCGCCGCGCGTGAACTTGCGCAGGTGGCGAGCGGAGAAATCCCGATCAAGGTCGACGTGGCCCCCGCTCTCAAGAGCATGGACCGCGTAGAGGACGCCGCGAAGAAGCTCGTTTCGCAGAGCACATCCCTCAAGCTCGACGCCGACGTCACCCGGGCCGAGAAGAGCCTCGACCGGGCAAAGCAGCGCCTTGCTGACCTCGAGGTGCGTGCGCTCGGCGGGCTCGACGTGACGGCGGACATTCGTCGCGCTGAGGCCAATCTGTCGAAGGTCGAGCGGAGCCTAGCCGGGTTGCAGAACGCTCGTACTCAGATCGAGATCGACACGTCCACGATCAAGGCCGAGACTGAACTCGACCAGCTGGTGCCGAAGGCGGGCGCGGCCGGCGACAAGAGCGGGAAGTCGTTTGTCGGCGGGCTCGACTCTGCCACTCGTGGCGCCGGCGCTAAGGTCGGCGATGTCGTCGGCGGCGATATTGAGGGCACTCTCATCAAGGCCCTGACCGCAATCCCAATCGCGGGTGGAATCATCCTGGCCGGGGTCGCGATCGGCAAGGCTGTCAGCGGCGCAATTCAGGACGGGCTGCAGGTCGAGGTCGGCAACGACCGCCTGCAGGCCTTAACCGGGGTCAGCGAGGCTGACGCGCTCCGTCTCGGACGCGCCGCTGGTGAGGCCTACGCGAACGTCTTCGGCGACTCCGTCGAAGCGAACATGGACACTACCCGCCTCGCGCTGCAGTTCGATCTGATCGACGCCGACACCTCCACGCGGAGCGCGCAGAAGGTTGTCGAGAGTCTCTCTGGCATCGCCGACGTGCTCGGCGAGGACGTGCGCCCGATTGCGGCCGCCGTCACCACGATGCTGAACTCAGGTCTGGCCAAGTCAGCGGAGAACGCCTTCGACATCCTCGCTACCGGTGCCCGTGAAGGCGTAAATCGCAGCGAAGACCTGATCGACACCTTCACCGAGTATCCGGCCACGTTCTCTCGGCTCGGGCTGTCCGCTGAGGAAGCTCTCGGACTACTAAATCAGGGGCTGGGCGCCGGAGCCCGAAACAGCGACCTCGCTGCGGATGCTCTCAAAGAGTTTCAGATTCGCGCGACCGATGCAAGCGAGTCGTCAGCCGAAGGTTTCGAGACTCTCGGCCTGAACGCCGAAGAGATGACGGCGAAGATCGCGCGCGGCGGGCAAGAGGCCAACGACGGGCTGGAGCTCGTGCTGGCAAAGCTCCGCGAGACTGAGGACCCGGTGCTGCGCAACGCCGCAGCCGTAGCGCTGTTCGGCACGCAGGCGGAGGACCTCGGCACGGCGCTATTCGCCATGGACCTTTCGACCGCAGTTGACGAGCTCAACGGCGTCACGGGTGCCGCACAGCAGATGTTCGACACCCTCGCCGACAACGACGCGACCAAAATGGAGCAGGCATCCCGCAATATCGAAGTAGCCGCGGACGGCATGAAGGGCGCTCTCGCTGCAGCGTTCTCGGATCCGCTCGGTGACGCTGCGGAATGGATTTCACAGAACCGTGGCCCGATGCTGGAGTTCTTCCTCGACCTCGCGAACGGGGCGCTCGATTTCGGCGATGCCTCGATTGATGCGGCGGCAGACGGGGCCGAGGCCTTCGGTGAATTTGTTGCTGGGCCTCTCGCGGACCTGGTCGACGGCATTGCGGGCGCCATCGACGTCATGAACGGCTTCGCCGGCCGACCGAAAGAACTCGACGACCTCGCTGCCAGCATGCGAGGATTCGATGACACTTCGGCGGATGCCGCAGACACCATCCGCAGCCTGCATGATGGGCTCGACGACAGCCGCACCAAGCTCAACGAGTTCGGCGATGGAGCCGTCGCCATGGGGTATCTCAACGATGCTTCACTGCGTCTGATCGACACCATCGGCGAGGTCGGCGTCACCGCTGAGGGCGCCACCTACGGCCTAGACGGAATTGACCTTGCTCAAATTCGCGCGTCGGACTCGGGCAAGCTGCTCGAGGATCAGGTGCGCAATTCTCTGGCGGCCATGGGCGAAGAGGCGACCGCGGCAGCGACGGCTGGCGAAAGCCAGGACCAACTGGCCGCGCGATATCGGACTTCGACGGACGCCCTCGTGGGGCAACTCACGCAGATGGGCCTAACGGAGGAGCAGGCCCGCAAACTCATCGACACGGTTCTGAAGACTCCTCCTTCGGCGACGACTGAGTTCGGCTCCAACGCGGAGGCGCAGCAGACCAAGGTGCAGGGCCTCGCAGACCGCATCACGACTCTGCCTGATGGATCGGTCGTGATCAACGCGGACATCGCGACGGCCCAAGAGAAGCTCGCTCAGTTTTTGAGGGACTTGAATAATATTCCGGGTCGCCGCGACGTGGTTATCAACCAGGTGGTGCAGCAGACAGGCGCAGCACGCGGCGCTGTCGCTGCTGCCTACCAGGCACAGGGGAACATCGTCGAGTTCATGGCGCAGGGTGGCATGCGTGGTCTCACCCCGATGTCGCACACCGCACAGGTTGTGCCGCCGTCGACGTGGCGCGTTGTCGGCGATCGCGGCGATGTGCCCGAATCATTCATTCCTATTGACGGGTCCGCCCGGTCGATGTCGATACTTCTCGAGACTATGCGGCGCATGGGTGTGATGCCAATGGCCGCTGGCGGGATCAACGTCTCTACGCCTAGCAACGCCTCACGGACTGCGCCCGGGGTCACGAATAACTTCAACGGACCGATTGGCGCGAACGCTGAGGACGTCATTCGTAAGCAACAGATTGGCCAACGTCGCGCGCAGATGTTATTCAACACCCGAAGGGTAGGTATCGCATGAGCGAATACATCTTGACGGGGCCGGATGGGACCGAATTCGACATCAAGAGCGGTCCCATCCGCCTTAGCAGTGCCGGGATCATGGGCCTGTCAATGCCACCCTTTGAGGCATACACAAGGGAAACGGCAGCGCTCGACGGGCAGGTGCTGACGGGGTATAGGACGGGACCGCGAACGGTGTTCCTCCCTTTGCTCACGCCGATGGGTTTGGGCGTGGATGAGTGGCTGGCTTCGGAAAGCGCGTTCTGGAAGATCATGGATCCTGAGGTGACGTGCCGCCTCACTGTTTCGTCCTCGGCGGACGTCGTGCGCTTCTTGGATCTTCGCTTCGTAGGTGACGGCGACCTGGCATTCGATCTAGACCCGACCGACGTCACCGGTTACCCATTCGGTCTAGAGATGGTCGCAGACAAACCCTTCTGGCGTGGCCCTCTCACCTCGAAGGTTTTCCAGACTGCCGCCGACACGGGTAATTTCTACGCGCCGCCCGGTTCCAGTTTCGTCTTCACCATCGGCTCAGCGTCGACGGTGGCCGGCGCGACGGTATCGAATCCTGGGGACACTCCGGCGTGGCCAACACACACTGTTTACGGTCCGGCTGTGAGCTTCTCCATCAACGTGGGCGGGTCGGTCATTTCGGCCACGCTCGCCCTGGCTGCGGGGGAATGGCTGACGATCGACACCAATCCCACGGCTCAGATTGCCCGAAAGTGGGTGGCCGGCGTGGGGACGATCGTTCCGTTCTTCCAGTTCTCGTCGATTCAGTTTGCGCAGATCCCGCGGGGCGGTTCGGTCCCGGTTGACATTGTGCTGAACGGTGCCGGTTCCGTGCAGGTCGCTTTCTCCCCGCAATATAGAAGGGCTTTCTGATGGAGTCTCCATTCGTTGTGCAGATTTTCGACAAGGCGTTCAATCTGCTTGGCATCCTTGGCGATCCGCTCCGGCTGGACCTCACGCCCCTATTCAATAAGGTCGGTACGGGTGAAATTGAGGTGTCAGCATCCGATCCGATGCTGGACTTCATGCTCGCGCACGGCTCCCGCTGCCGCATCACATACAAGGGCGGGCATGAAATGTCCGGGCCGCTGCTGCACCCCACGGGCAAGGTGACGGCTTTCGGCACGGTCATTTTCCAGATCGAGGACGACTACCGGTATATGCCGAACACGCTTGGCTGGGTGATGCCGAACGAGTCGTCGCGGTCGTCGGGGAAGCTGGCCCCGCTGGATCTGTCGGACCATGCGCAGGCGTGGACGGATGCCGCGATGGAGCCGGGGCTCGCGTATGGCTACGGCTACTACGTCTTCCCGGATGGCAGCGGTGGCAGTTCAATTCTCAGTTCGGCAGAATCCGCTATCAAGAACCTAATCACAGTGAATATGGTGTCGCGGATGGGCCGACCGGTGACGGTCAGCCCGGACCTCGCGCGCGGCGGTGATGCCAGAGCGGCGGGGATGCTGCCATCGGTCCGCATGACTCCGCTCGATGAGGCGGTCGCGGCCCTCCTGAAATGGTCGGGTCTTGGCCTGCGATTCCAGCATGACGGCCTCACGCCGACGATCACGGCCGAGGTGTGGCAGCCAGCGACATGGCCGCTGGATCTGACCGTTGATTCGGGTGTTGTCCTCGACGGGGATTGGTCACAGCAGTATCCGACCGCAACCCGAATTGTCGGCGGCGGCCCTGGTGAGGATGTCGCGCGCGCATTCTGGGACGTGCGCGACACGACCGGTCTTGAGGCCGAGTACGGCGACATCATCGAGGTCTTTCGGGACGCAACCGGCGCAACCTTGAATTGGCCGGGCACGCTCGCAGATGCCTACCGGATCGCGAAGTATTACCTGCTCCGCACCGAGGTTGCGACCGCAGATAAAAATCAGTTCACCGGCTACATGAATGCGACGGGGGCAAAGGGTCTCGCGGAGGGTGCGCCGACTTCCGGCCTGTCGCTGACGCTCTCGGAGACCCCGAATTTCCAGTACAGCCCGACCGGATTTCGGCGCGGCGATCACATCTCCATCATGGCGAACGGCATCCCATTCACTGACCAGATTATGGCCGTGAATCTCAAATGGGACAAAACCAATGGTGCGAAGGTCACCCCGCAGGTCGGCAACCGCACTGACAATCCCGACGAGCTTTTCGCACGGGCTATTTCGCAGCTCGCCGCTGCACAACGACGACTTTCAACGAGCAGGTAGGACGACATGGCAATCACAGGTTACGGCTTCGACGGCACCCTTGATGAGGCAAAGCTGGCGAAGATGATGGCGCTGGCTGGCGTCCGCTATGCCGTGGGGAGCGCGGCTGATTACATGGCCACGCAAGTCGCGGGCGTGCGCTCGATCTCCATCTCGGCGGGTGATGCTTATGCGCCATTCGTCATGGCAACCGCTCCGACTGCGGAGGTGGTTGCTTTCTCGGCGCCCACCGCCGGACAGTGGCACCTGAGCGTGCTGCGCCGGACGTGGGCAGGCACAGGGGGCACGTGCGAGCTCGTCGCGGTTGCCGGTGCCACTACGACCAGCACCACCCCGACCGCACCGCCGACGGCATACCCCACGATCAACTCCACCCCCGGCGTGGTCGATGACCAGCCACTGTGGTGGGCGTGGGTGAACGCCACAACGACAGCCGTTGCGCTGTTCGACGCGCGCGCCACTTCAAACGATGGTGGTGCCGGGATTACAACTCAGTACCACTCCGAATTCACCACCTCGATTTCGGCAGCCTCAGGATCACAGCTGACCTTAGGAACCGTTACCCAGACGTTCAGTACATACGCAGGTATGGTGCAAGCCGGCACTGGCTCGTTCTTCATCCCGCAAGCCGGCATCTATGCAATCACCGTCGCAGTGAACATCGGTGCTGTTTCAACCGGGGAATCATTTGTTGGGATCACCGCGCCCAATGGGGCCATCGTGCGAGGCAACACAAATTCGCGCGACCGAATGTCGGTGTCCGTTCCTAATATCCGCATTCCGGCAGGAGGCGCAACTATCGGAACTGAGCTACTGCAAGTTACAGGGGCCACGCGCACAGTTACCGGCATGGTATCCATTAGCCGGGTGGGGTAGACGATGCTTACTGCGGCGGCGGGCCATTCATGACCAATACCATCGAGCAAGTAATCGCCTACGCGCGGGCGCACCCGACACGCGGCGGTGGCACGTGGCACAACTGGTGCGAGTCGTTCGTTTACCGGGCGGGCGGGTTCTCCCAGAGCTTTTCCACGGCGACACTCGCAGGCAACGCGGCTGGCTGGCTAAACCCCAGTCCACTCTCGGCACCACGCGGCGCCATCCACTACTGGGGCAACGGGCCGGGGCATGTCGCCTTTGAACTCGGCGGCGGGCTGATGCTCATGGCAAGCGACGGTGCAACCTCACTATGGGGAACCGCGCTCGGAACCGCAACCCTGGCCGAATACTCCAAGCGTAAGCCGTCTATGCGATACCGCGGATGGTCGCTCCGGCACGGCACGCAAACCTTGGCAGCATCGGCCGCGCCGGCTGCGACCCATTCAGCCCCAATACCTACCCGAAAGAAGAAGAGCATGTACCTCGCCTGGGACACCAACGGAACCGGATACCTCGTCACCGATCAGGGCTGGTTCGGCCTGCCCTCGATGCAGTATTACGACCTCTTCAAGCGGCTGCTGAACAGCACGGCAGACGCGCCGCAAACGTTCAACAAGCTCGAAACCGACATGATGAACAACGTACTGCGCGGCCTCTCGCTCAACAACAACACACAGGCAGCCGCACCGACCATCGACGCCGGAGCGATCGCCAAGGTTGTCGCGGAGGCAGTGCGTTCCCAGATCGGCGACGTGAACGTCACCATCGACGAAGCCGCAATTGCCAAGGCAGTAAACGACGACGCGGCCGCACGCCTCGCTAGCTAGTTCGCGACGCACCCCGTCGGGATGCCTGCATCGTTCAACCAGCCGGGCGCGAATCCCTCTTCACACGTGAAAGTCGGGCTCGCCAACCATGCAGCGAACGGATCAACAGTCTCGACCGGGGCAGGCTCAACAACGGGTTCCACGATCGGAGCTACCGGAATAGGCGCGACGGGGGCGGGTACGGGAGCTGCTGGAGCAGCCGGTGCCGTGCCTGCCGGTGCTGGTGGAGCCTTGACTGCGGGCGTTGTGGGCTTGACCGGGGTGACAGTTTCGACGGGCACCTCGATCGATTGAGGGGCCTCAATCGGCGCCACGGGCTCCGCGGTCGGTTCAGACATCGGCGCGGTCGTTGCTAGCACTTCCCGAATGCTCACCGGCTCCATCTCGGCACCCGCGCATCCGCTGAGGGCTGCTGTGACTATGGCGGCAATGGCAAGAGCGCATGTGATCTTCATGGCTCCAACCTACGGGTGTATGAACACCCGCGCAAGGTGTATGCACACCCTCGTTATGGTTCCGCCACGTACTCGGCTAAACCCCGACGCACCACATCCGAAAGCGTCTCGCCATTCGATGCTGCTTTCGCCTGAGCTGCCACCTTCAGATCCAGGGGAATGCGCACACCCGTGATCGGTGTCTTCGGTTGATTCGCCACGCCCTGATCCTCCCACACACAACAACACCGAAAGGGGCACCCATGGCGTGTCGCCACGATCCATCGAACACCTGCACGTGCGGTCCGACCAGCGACTCATGCCAGCATCCGACCAGCTGATGCCCGAGCTTTTCCCCGACTGGTTCATCGACTGGGCAAGCTCGGTCACGCTGCTCGAGCTGCTGATCTACGCCCTCGCCATTGCCGCTGGCCTCAAATGGGGCCGTCAATGGTGGGCCGCGGTCGTTGCCGGCGCGAAGGGCATTGTCGCATTCGCCGCGACCCTCGCCAGCATTCGCGGCCTCACCGCTTTCATTGCCCGGACAGATGCGACCCTCGCCGACCAGACGAAGACGATGGCGGCGCAGACCGACAAGATCGCGGGCATATTCCACGAGACGCACAACAACGACGGCTCAAGCATCAAGGACTCGGGCGAACGAACTGAACTCGCCGTCGACCGCCTTGAGCGCGGCATGCTCGCCATTTTCAAGCGCCTCGACGCCGCCGGCATCCGCGCCACCGACGACGAAGACCAGATCCGTCAAGAACTCGAAGACACCCACCCCAAGGAGAAACCATGACCACCACTGAACTCGCCATCGGCGACACCATCCGCACCCGCGCACTCGCCTACGTCCGCACCGGCGTGCCCGCACTCATCGGTGCGCTCCTCACCTGGCTCGCCAGCCGCATCCCCGCCGTCTTCGACTTCCTCGCCGCCGTCGATCCCGAATGGCGCACCCTGCTGTACTCGCTCGTGACAGCACTCGTGATCCTTGCCTACTATGCCCTCGCACGGTGGCTCGGCAAGCGCTGGCCCAAGATTGAAACACTCATGCTCGGCAGCTCCAAGACACCGGTCTACGCCACTGCGAAGCACGCCGAGTAGCAGCATGGACCTCACCACCCTCACCGACTCCGAATTCGAGCAGCACCGACTCGACGTCAACGCTGAGCAAAACAGGCAGTTCAGTCTGATCGTCATCCCGCAGCAAGTCGCCCAACTCTCCGCCCAATTCCTCACCGCCGGCGGCGACCAGGCGACACTCGACGCCGCGATCATCCCCGAACCTGTCGAGGAGGAACCGGCCACAGAAACCGAGACGCCAACCACGAAGGAAGCGTGACTCTAGGCCACCCCCACCCAGGTCTCGTTAGACAGTCGCGGCTATCGCAATGGGTCGGCATGTCAGCCACGTCAGGCCCGTGCGATCCGAGTAGACACCCTATTCGGGGGTAGCAGTTGTGACCGTCTGGTCATTTCTGACGAGGAACGGTCTGACATACTCAAACAATGAGTGAGACAATGCCACCGCAAGTACAGTTCCAAATTCAGGCCCAGTGGGTGCTGGATCCGTTGAGTGTCCCTGCGGTAGTAAATCAGATGCTCATTCAGGAGGGGCCTCCTGTTGAGAATGGCATGACCCCGGATGGCACCTACCTCACATTTGGGCACCTCAATCCGCCGATATCCATGGAGCCGCAGCCTGATCCCGGACCCGACGCCTTCGCGAACACGATTCTTCCGGTCGTGCCCGTTTCACGATTCTTCGTTTCGCGGGAGCGGCTGAAGAGTTTCCACGCGACGCTGGGGCGCTACCTGGAAGCAACTGATCCCAGCACTCGATGAGTCATAGTGTTGCATTCTCTGTTGGCGTTGCTGCTGCGTCTGCGGCGCTACTCATCTCAGGAGTTCCTGCAGCTAGCGCGCAGACAACATTCGTTACCCAGATGGTTGGCCGACCGTGGGCTGCGGATGCGAGCTATGAGAAGTTCACACCTCGCGCTACTCTGATCACACTTGCTTGGACGCCCGCTGTCGCGGTTGCTCCGGCATCTACTGTGACTTCGGGTGGCGATATGATGCACAGCACAACCGGTCGGGAGGCAGTCATGCAGCGACTCTCCAAGATCCGTACCTTGGAAGACGGTTGGCTCGGCGCCGGCAGCGTCGCGCCAGACGCCGACCTCTTGGATTGGATCGAGCGTCATGCGGATGCAGTCGCTTCGAGCAGTCATGTCATCTCTCTTATTCCTGTAGGCGATGGTGCTCTCGCGCTTCAGTGGAAAACGTCGGCGTGCGAGTACACCGCAGAGCTGCGCCCCGATAATCAGATGTACCTGTATGTCGATAACACCCAGACAGATGAGTTCGACGAGAAGACCACGGGTCTCGATGCGGCCTCGCTTGAAGCATTCATAGTCACTGGAGTTCTGGCATGACAGCTGATGCAGGTATCAGCCAAAGACTCGAACCGTTAGTCAATCAATCAGAGCTTCTCCTCAGGCAAGTGCACCCCGATCAGCTCTTGGCCGACGGCGCTCTCTCCTCGGTCGCGTTCCGCCCGTCCGCACTGGACGCGGGGCTCCTCTCGACTAGGAGAGAGCGGATCGGTGCGGCCCAGGCGTATGACGATTGGGTCGTCGAGCACGAGTCCGTTGGGACCTGGGCTCTGAGTATTGAGGATGTCGACAAGCGGTCGCTGCACGCGTACGACGATTCGATGGACGACGATCAGCCTGACGGCCATGCCTCTGTCGATTTCACCATGCATAGCCGCGGCGCATGTGAGAAAAAGGGGCGACACTTGCGTGACGCCGCGCAAGAGCGCGGCCCGCTCCATCCTCTCGTCGGGGACCCTATCGAAGACCCGAAATAGATCCGACTCCATCGGCCACGGTTGCCCGCCTCGAATTGAAGCCCCGCCCCTCTCACGAGGTGGCGGGGCTTTTCGTCGTATCGGGGACCTACATTCCTAATCGGAACACTCAGCACCGATTTCATCAAGCCCATCCTTGAGGGCCTGGTAGTCAACGGGCGCGAGTGGATCACCACCGCTGAGCCGCTCCTCGATTGCACCGAACTGAACATTCACACTCGCGAGGGCCCGTGCAAGGTTTCCGTCACTTACTTCTGACGCCCGTGAGAAGCGATCAACAATGCTCGTGAGGTCAGCAACTTCGGCGGACGCAGGCTCTGCCGCGTACTCAAGGAAGAAGTCGACGCCATCAGAGTACGCACCTCTGGCGAGGAACACACACGCGTCAGCTGGCGGGCTATCGGCTGCGCCCGTCTTTCCGGCCCCGGCGGCTGAGCACCCGGCCAGTAGTAGAACGGTTGCAGCGATGGCAATGGTGCGCAGCTTCATGGTTCCCCCTGTGTTGCCACGAGCCTAGCGCGGCGTGTCGGACATCCGTCGCCTTTGGCCAGCGCAATGCAGGGCAGAAATTGGCTACTTATTGGCTGCTTTCAGTGAATATCTGTATGTAGTTACGGATAGTCTTCCCTGGAAATTCGCTGAATACTACCCATAACTATGCGTCACCTTGGAACTTCAACTTCCCAAGCTGATAGCGCGGGTTCGATTCCCGCCATCCGCTCAGTGCTTCCTCCATGCCCGACCTCAGATGTTGTCACCGGGCACGCAGCGCCTCTGTCCCGCTACATCCAGGAGTATCAGGGGCCATGCAGGTTCCCGCGATCTGGTCGGCACGAACCGATTCGTGCCGACCGTCGTCCTAGGCCAGAAGTGTTTTTACGGCCGTTCGGATTTCAAGCGCGTGCAGGTAGATATCGTCCAGCGTCTCGATTGGATGACGAGTTTCATTCTTGTTGGCATCAAAGAGACCGATGTACTTCTGCTTCTTGCTATTGAAATGAAGGCGCGCAATAGGTTTGCGGTTGTTGTCGTCCAGCAAGATGGCGAAATAGGACTTCGCGTCCCGATGGGTGACATGGTGAGGTTTGACCTCACTACAGGCAATGGCTTTCACAATCTGATAGCCCTCGAGTTCTTCGAGGGTGGTCTCCAGCTCGGTGTCACGATTCAGGTCTGCCTGGGCCACCGGCAGGCTATCGAGCGCGTCGGCGGATTCGTCCGACACGGCGGGCGAAAAGTTGGACCCACCCAGTGCTGTCTTGAGTCGCGAATTAACCTGATCGTTCAGAAACTGCTTCGTGGCCTTGGCAACTAGCGATGTGAATTGCTCCCGTACCTTCTGCGTGAAAGCGCCGTCGTATACGCGAGTGGTGAAGAAACGGATCCACTCATCGTGCGGGTCGGTGAACTGCGCGGCAATCGTTCGCTTGATCTGGCCAATGTACTTCAGCTCTTCGGCTGAACTGATGATGGAGTCCAGGTCAAAGACGCCCTTGGTGAGCTTGCGAAGCTCCGGAAGCAGGCTGTCATCAATGTTTAGCAGGTCAAGCAAAAGGAACGGCTTGTCATCCATTCGGTTTGGCGAATCCAGGTCGGTGTAGAACTGGTACACCTGACCGTTGGTGAGAACTGCAATCCGTGCGTTAGTGACCGCGAAATAACGAAAGAGCTGCGAGGCGTGCTCAATCTTGAGCGGCTCGGTCGACTTCTTGCATTCGATGAGAATCTGAACTTCGCCCTCACGCATGATCGCGTAATCGACTTTCTCGCCACGCTTGACGCCAACATCTGCGGTGAATTCAGGCACGACCTCCAGCGGGTCAAATACGTCGTACCCAAGGATCGTCGAGATGAACGGCATGATGAAGGCGTTTTTCGTGGCCTCCTCGGTTTCGATTGCGTCTTTCTGGTTACGCACCTTCAGCGCCAATGCTGAAAGCAATTCTGAAAATTCCAT